AGAGCTTGAAATATAGACACGACTTGGCGTTGTTACTAAAGTAAAATTCTCAACATCATTTTTTGTAACACGGATGACTGACATGGTTGTTCGCTAGAATTTATATCAAAAATCCAGTCGAACTCTAAATGTAAGATCTCTTCCGGGATTTTTTTCAACAGGTCTGCTCAACTTAGCAACTGCTAAAAGGCCCCCTGCATTATCATAAAGACCGATCGTAGTAATGTAAGTAAAAGGCTCTTGAGTATCTTCAGGTACTGCAGGATCATAGATGGTTAGTCTACCTTGATAATCTCCTGATGTCTCAACGTAAGTTGGATTTGAGGAGTAGTTGAAATCATCCGGTAAAGCCCTGCAGAATATGAGCGAAGAGTTAATATTGGTTACATTCTGGAAGGTCATGGCTGTGAGCGCACCACTTCCAAATCTTGAATAACAAAAGTGGTCCACAATGTCATCTATGCTTCCAGACGTCAAGAGATCTGGGACGACCTTGGCTTTCCTTGCAGTTTCTGTTCCTGTTCCACCAAGAGTAATTCTACCAAGAGGATGCATTGCAGAAATGGTCCCAGAGATAAACTGAGATCCTGAAACTATCTTCTCGGCATCGAGAACAACCATACCAGAATCATAGTAGATTAAACCTACAGCATTTGACGTATTAGAAGCATTTACTAGATAGCCATATTGACCACCCACTTCAAAGTATCTTGAGTCTGACGATCCGATATCTGTAAATATTGCAGACCCAGAGGTCGAAGTAACGTAAAGGTTTGGAACTCCGGCAGAATCAAGCGCAGGTGGCTCATCATTGGGACCAGTTCTGCTGACGAAAGAAGCAGACTGATAGAATCTCATTGCAAAAGTCTCTCTCTTTATTTGGTCTCTTGCAAAGAGGCGTTTAAATGCTATAAAAAGAGCTGCATCTATGTCAGTCGTTGTAGTCGTCGTAGTCAAAGAAGTGTCTACGGGCAGCTTGAACATGGATGTTCTACTTCCAAGAAGAGTCTGAGCAAACTGTCCGTAAATGTCAGTTTTTTCTCTCATCATCAGAGAGCTGCTTGGATAAAGATACTTTCCTGTAATGTCCTGTGCTGTCGAAGTCGATCCTGCAATTCCATCTGAATTGTTTGAACCATCACTTTTAACAGCATCGACAGGAGAAAGACCAAAAGTAATATCAAAGACTGGGTTTGCTGTCTGCAAAGTAAAGTCTTGGTCATAAACAGTCTGAAAAAGTGACGAAGTGACTCCTGGTCCTATCCCGCCAGTCACAAATACTTGATATTTTCTTCTTGACACAGAAGAGCTAATGTCTTCTTGCAAAACATCGATCAGCTGATTGAGAAAAGATCTTGTCGTCTTTTTATCGGAGGCTAAAATCTCTTTAGTTGTTGCCATTTTGTTTTTAAATCCACGTTCAGATTAAAGATGCTCTGTAAGTGACAGGAATGTCCAGCGTACATCCGTGCCTTTCGCCTACAACGGTAATATAACTCGTTATTTGTCTAACTGAAGAATTTGTGGCAATTCTTTTTCCATAAACAGAAAGCGTAGTGTTGTCAATATTTCTTGCTTTTACATTAAAAGAAATAGAAGTTTGCGTACTTGAAGATGTCGTAAATGTGTACGTCGCAATCCTGTTGGGATCACCTGCATTTGCCAAATTCCTGGCTGTGTCTGGTTGTGTTAGATTTCCTCCAACGGGTGTATCTATGGTAAAGAATCTATCCGAGACTTTTATCTTATAGATAGTCTGTATCAATTCTGCAGGAACAGAAGCACCAGTGGAGTTGTTAAAATAGAGGTCAACTTTTACTGAAACTGAAGAATTTTGTGTTTTCTCTAGCGCGACCGTGGAATTTGTTTTTAAAACTGGGAGATAAATTGTAGAAATGGAGGTTCCATCATTCTCTCTTCCAATTAGTCTGTACTTGAGAGCAATTGAAGAATTTGTTAATGCCTCGAATATGGGCGTGTTTTTCTCTATCTTCTCTTTACCGACAGTTCTTCCATACTTCTTTATAATTCTGTAATCTACTTCATCGTCTCCAAGGGAGTAATGAGTTACATTAAAAGAACTATTCGCTGTCGCAAGTCTTTGACGACCGTAATCAGTTAAAACTGCGTCCAGTATTATGTTGTTTGTGCTATGATCAAGATATCCCATACGCCCTCAGGTTTGGTCTTCTAATGCTGTAATTATTCAAAGTTCTTTTTTTTAGCTTGAATTAGTTGTTTCTAGCAATCACTAAGACTCAGTAAGTCTTCCCGGATCTTTTACATTGATTTTTATAGTTTGAATCTTTTGATTGTCAAGATTGATAAACTGAAGAAGATAATAAGAATTCTGATTGTCAATTTGAGATTCTACTATCTTATAAGTAATATTTCTTTCATCCTTGACTTTAAGGTATTCGGGAGCAAAGTAAACATTAAGCTTCTTTGTAGAATCTCCCGATATGTTAATTACGTCTTTGAATGCGTCAGACCTGAGATTCATATTGGGATACTGTCGAGGCGAACCAGCATCACAGATAACACTAGTTACTAGCTTATTTTTATATGGATCAAAAGTTACTCTATGCTGAGAAGAGTAATTAGATATCATTCCATGGGCATCTATGCTACAAATTGCATAGATGTAATCAGAAGAAATGTAGAATTCTGGGTCCACGGTAAAATCTTCATCAACGTGCATATAGACCGGATTTTCAGAGATTTTTACAAGTCTCTTATAGTCTGACGGAACTCTTTCAAGATTGTTGGAATCAACAATTTCTCCTGTAAGATATCGAAAAACCCCTTCTCCGATATCCGTATTATCAAATCCATATTGAGCAATTAATTCAAATGGCTCTCTAATGGTTTTTCTCCTAAATACTTGAAATTGTTTAATATCTTTCTGAGGATTGACTGGTGTGTCCCAATGAATTTTTAAGTTTCTCTTGACATAATCAAATACAAATCTTATATCGTTAGGTTCTGGTGGAGGGTTGTACTCATAACACTCCACGGGAATTGATACAGGTCTCGAGCTTACATAAATTGTAGAAGAATTAACTGAAGATCCATCGTATGTGTATGTGAGCAACTTGACACTTGCTACTACTCTAACAGAATAAACGTAAGTTATTCCATAAACAACAGCAACGTCCTCAAAATTAGTTTTTTGTATATCTTCAATGTAATAAGTTTTATCTTTTTGAAATCCGTCGTTAGTGATCTTGTATCTATCAATGATATATCCAAGAAGCTTTATAGGACTTGTCAATTTGGACTTCGCAGTGTCTGCATAATCATTTTGAACAGGAACTAGGCTAAGACCTTCTCTATTCTTGAATCCGCTGAGAGATTCAGAATATGAGACACGCAATGTTTCGTAATTTGTTTGATTGTTTTTTACTGAAGAATTACTGAAGATATCAGGAATGACAGAGTTGTTAATTTTTACAGTTAGAGATACTGAATTTGTAATAGATCTGAGAAGATCGTCTTCATCAACGGCTTTTTTTTGCTCATCATAAACTCTAAGACCTAGAGAGTTTTTTGGTAAATCAGCAAGTTTGGTATATGTTTCAGTTAGATCACCTAAAATTCTACTATAATTTGGATTGTTCTCTCTCTCAGACAAAGAAGCGTTCTCTATCTGAACTTTTGACATTTTGAATATACTCTCTTCAGTTCTTCTAGAGATTCTGCTGTAATTTTCTATGTCTGAAGCTCCCTGTTCTATCATGTCTATGTTAGAAAAGGTGTAGTTGACATAACTCGGGTTAAAGAAATTATCCTCTGATACAATCTTATCAGAATTGTTCTCTATGGAGAGATCTGCGGAGCTGTTTTTTTCAAGATCTAATTTAGACTCTTCTAGATTAGAAGCTTTTGGAGAAGTCCATCTTAAAGAAACATACCTTGGAATCTTTTCAAGGCTATTTTTTTGATTATCAGAAAGTTCGTTGATTCTTTCATCTTTAGTGTAAAAATTGTAGATAAACTCTGACTTGTAATCAGTTATTTCAGGAACATTAACGTCATCGACTGATAAAGACGGGTCAGACATCTTGTTCTTAGAAAATTGATAAGACTTTCCAAGATCCTCTGCGGGTACCCTAATTTCTTCTCTAACAGTAAATTCTCTGTCAGAATCTATTGTTCTAATTTCACTCAACAGAGAAGGCTTAATCATTTTTCCTCATATTCTTGGACGTAATCGTAAGGTTCTAGCGTTACAAAATATTCGTCAAGTGTAACATCTCCAGGAACTGTATCCCTATTCTTGTACGGAGATTCATCCTTTGAAGTTCCCATGTCTCCTCCGACAAGTATCCCTAAATTTTTTAGCGATTCTAGCGTAGTCTTGGATGAAACAGAAGTATCTACGTAAAAATCATCTGGGTCGAATACTACTGTAAAGACTCTGTCAAATTTTTTCAAACACGAAATTCTTCTTTTTACTTCAGAAGGATCTATAACAAGTGTCTCATTTGAAAAATACGAAAGAATCGTACTGTCCATTGGAATAACGTAAGATTTTGTATTTGCTGACGTAGAAGTAGAAGAATTGGATTTTTCAGGAGAGCTTATTGGTACAGTGAACGTTTCTCCGCTTGTGGGATCTGTGAATCTACCTGCAACTTTTTGAGAAAAATCCTGTGTTGAAAGATTATTCTTTGCAAATCCCAGGTAAGTCTTGTACTGGCTTCCTTTTATGTCAACAGATTTGTCTATCCCTGAAAAATTAACGTATCTACTTTCGTCAAAGTGTATGTCTGTAAACCATCTAAGATATTCTTCTAAAAGAAAGCTGGTAGAATGGTTTGAGTATATCTCGAATTTTTCTTCTTCTTTTAAAATGTCTCCATAAACTGAGGCCGGAAATGCTTCGATGTAATTCTTTTTCAAACTAATATTTCCTTCAGGATCTATTAGTTTGCTTGGAATGTTGAGTAGATTAAAATCATCATCTACGAAGGAATCATAATTCCAGTTAGAAATAATTCTCGTAGGGAATCTATTCATCTCAAAAAGATAAGTCTTTGGAAGATAGACTATATCCGGATGAAGTCTGTCGATCTTATAGATCTTAATTCTAATCAATCCTTCTTTGATAGATTTCTCAGAAATTGTTGAAGTTCTTGCTATGGTTCTTATTTTTCTATTGAGACGAGGAGGAATTCCAATTGAAATGATCTTCTTGTTGTTTCCCTTTTCTTTTAAAAATTCAATCGATTTAAAGTAAGGAGAAAGCATAGTGTAAGAAACCATATCGGTCTCGTTGAGAGGTAAAAAATCAGAAAATCCTCTTGGAAAGTCTGAGAAAGTTGGTAAAGATCTTAACTGACCTTCAAGATTACTTGTGCCTTTTATTCTGTCCTTTATTTCTGACATCAAGTATCTGGTCAGCCTTATTTGCTCTTCTGAGAACGTTAAGTTCATTAAAGAAGTCTTTTGACTTTCATTTAGATTTGTGTCTAAGTCATAGAGGCTTTTTAGAGTTGCAATATGAGATTCAAAGTTATTCTTTAAAAAAGAACTAAAAAGACCAAGAGAAATACCAAGGTCTAAGAGATATTTTCTAAAAATAGCAACGTGGTTAATAACAGCTGTATTTTCTGAATTTACGAAGCCTACAGCGTCAGATATCTTCCGGGAGAATTTTGTTGACTTATAGCTTGGACCTATGTAATTTGCGTCAAAACACTCATTGAGATTGCTCTTGGTAACTTTGTCAATTAAAAATCCAGTTTCAGAAATTGTTATTGATCCAAAAGATGAATTGTACTCATAAGAAGTTGAATAAGTTCCTAAAAGATTTTCTGGTGTTTGAGAAGATACTATCCTTAAGACAAGGTCAAAGAAAGAAAATACATAAGCAAACTTTGATATTCCCGAGTAGGAAGTAAAATCTCCTGTATAGAGGCTGGTCGTTAAAACTTTCTTTAGCAATCCAATGATCTCGAACCAGATTCCTTTTCCAGGATCTATTTGAAAAACTCTGTAGTTAACTGACTGTACGTAAGTTATTAGGGCAGCTTTTTTCTCTCTTACTGCGGGTGTGTCGTTAATTTCAGCTTCATATGTTCTTATACCTGGAGAACTGCCAGCAGCAAGTGGAAAAGTTCTCGCCTCTTTATTTGCTTGTGATATTTCTGATGCGTTTGAAGAAACAGCTATAGAGGCAAGATGCTCAGAAATTTTTGTTTTTAGTAAACTTATCAGACTATCATTGTTTATAGAAGTGTCTATTTGTTTTAAGGCAACATTAACTGTCCAAAGAAAAAGGAGAGACTTTAGTCTATTTGAAGTCTTTTCAAAGTTTTTGGTTGGATATACAGCTGCCTTACAAATAAGGGATGCAAGTCTAATACCAACTGATTCATTTAACGTGAGACCGAATCCAGAACTCATGTAAGTAGAATCTAAAGAATCAATTTCTTTCTGGGAAGAAATCTTAGTGCATTTTTTATAGGTTGAAGCAACTATAGAAAGCTTATCAATGAGTTGATCAAGATTAAATTCTTGATTTTTCTTTACATACTTCTCGTTAAATCCGGCGGGATTAGAGATCTTTTCTATGTTATAGCCGAGAATATCAACAATTGTTTTTGTTGTATCGTGTGCTTCTTTTGTCTTTCTGATAAGTTGATCAAGCCTCGAAGTATCAAATGATCTACCGTCAAGAGTCATTAAAGAACTATCAATGTAATAGCTTGACCCGGGAGTTACACTGGTGCCTTCTATTACATTATTTTCAAACGTAAGTATGTTAAAAGTGCTTTCTCCCTGCGCAACATATTCTTGTGAAAATGAAGACAAAGAATTCTTATTTCCCGTAGGATTTTGAGAAAATTGTAAGACTGATCTTGGAAATCTGCCGACGATATAATCCCACACAGGAAAGTTGTCTCCTGATGGAGACAATCTATAATTGAATTTATACTCAATGCTAGAGTAATTTTCTGGTTTCAACAGATAGGAAGCGTAAGTTGATTCTTTTAAAACTGTGTTAGCTACTATGCTGATATCTCTTCCTGTATAAGAAAAAGAAGAAATGAATCCACTTATATTATTTGTAATACCTGAGTAGCTAGAAGAATTAGAAATTGATAGATTTACAAACTGCTTGTTGTCAAAATCAGAAAAATTTCTAATATTATCTTCTAGTTTAGAAATATTGGTAATTTCGCTAGAGGTAGGCAAAGTCAAATAAGGATTTATCCATATCCTCTTAAGACCCTCAGGCTCTTTTTCAACGTCAGAAAGAACAAAAGGATCGCTATCTGAGCTTATATTCCTTCTATTAAATTTTATTGAAGTTAATTCTTGTGTGTGAGTTAAGAGTGATCTCTTTAGCTCAATCAATGACTGATTCCACAGCTTAGTTTCAGAAAATTTAACTATATTGTCTGCGCTATAGCCAGATTTTTTTAACGTCTCATACAGGCTTCCCACAAAATTTGACTTGGTAAAAACAGGAACTGCATATGAGCTTACATCTAAAGACTCTAAAGATTTAGAAGTTACTCTAGACAGCTGATTAAGAAACGAGTCTTCTTCCAAAATATAGCTGCTTAGTTCTTGTTTATTTGATTTTATAAATGATCTAGTATCATTACTTTGAGAAAGAACAGTTATTGCAACTTTTGCATTTATGATTTTGGAATTCTCTTTTATGCCAAGAGCCTTTCCTTGTTCGCTCTTTGATCCTCCGGAAAATATGGGAGAAAATTCTGACATTAAGATAACAGAAGGCTCACTTTCATTTATTCCCGTGTATTGAGAAAAAATTTTCTGTTCCAGGTTAGTCTCTGAGACTTCAAGATCAGATGAATCTTGAAAAAGATTTGGAGACGTAATTGGTTTTTGAATTATAGGAGTTTTTATAGATACAGTAGGTATTTTTTGAGATACTGCATCCTGAATGAATTCATTTGAAACGTTAAAATTACTAACTTCACCAGAAATTCCAAATGAAGACTTACTTGATAAAAGAGATGATTGAATTCCTTGTATAGGAACTACTGGTACAGAGAAATTTGAAACTGCTGCAGAAATTCCAACTGGGGTTGAATGTAGTGTAACTTTGGGAATAGAAGAAGCAGTTCCACTAAAGATCTTTGAAGTTTTTATCATTTTGCTTTATCCATTCAGATTTTTTTAAAAGATGATTTCTGCTTTAAAGAAGACAAGAGGGAGCTGTTCTTTTCAACATTAAAAATGTTTTCATTCATCTTTATGGATGAATCATCAATTAGTTTGGAAGAAAGAGAAGTCACCTTGACTCTTGGCGTTAAACCTTCGGGAGAGACATAAATTGTTTCAGAATAAGCAGGTGTGTCGATGTCAAATTCTGACATTATAGGCACAACGATGTAATAAATGCTTCCCAAATCTAAATCAGTCAATTGATGGTAAATGTAATTCTTGCAAGTTCTTCCAACAAAACTTCTTATTCCGTTCACTACTTTCATAACAACAAAAGAGTCTAAAACTTCCTGTATATTGTTATTTGAAGACCAGCTTATTCTTACAGTATTTACGTCGATTCTATCCAGGTCTATTTGATCTATTGAATAATACTGAGAAGAAGATTCGATTTGATATTGAGCAGTAAGTCCAAAAGACTCAGAAGTAAAGTTTTCATATGCATCAACAACAGGAATTCCATGATTATCATCAGGGTAAAGTTTTCCAAGCTTTACGACTGGTTGTTTCCACTTGTACGGAAGATAAAACCATTCTTTCCCTCTGTTGTCAATACCTCTTACCACAAATTTCTTAAAAATTTCTACAGGATTCTTTTTATAAGTAAAGATCTGGTAGACGTAAGAATGGTTGGGATTTATGGATTTTACGTTGTTTATCTTTTGAGTTTCTTGATTATCTATAAATGTACCATCTGAAACTAAATCGAAAGTTTCTCTCTCTGAGGTATTCAAGTTAGTTCTTACTACTTCATGAAAGAAAATATTTGAATATTGCGGTATTCCTGAACTGTCCTCCCCAAGAGGCGAAGAGGAATTTGTTGCGGGATTTAGAAACTGATTGTAAAGTTCTCCTAGCTGATCTTTAAGAGTTTGAGTTATTTTTTCATTTTCAGATTTTGATATTGAAGTGAGAAGATCGAATGATACGCTTGGAGAAAGATCAGACGTAGAAAATTTTGAATTTAGCAAATTTACATTTATTGATGCGTCTGTTGAAGGACCAGAAGAGCTCTTAAAAACAGAAAAATTTGAATATACCGATATTTCTTCTTTTGAATTATCTTCAATACAAATTGCTATTGCATAATACTCATATACTCTTCCAATATTAGTAAACCTATCTGTTATTGTCGAAATATTACTACTGTTAACAATCTTAATTGTCTCAATTGGTTCAAAATTACCTTCCGTGTTATCTGTGCAATCTCTTCTATACAGAGACAAAGAAATACAATTAGAAGGAACATTTAAAACATCTATTTTAATTCCATTCTTTCCAAAATGACTTGGCAATATTGTTAAAGCTCCTATGCTTTTATAGCCAGGCCCTATAACAATATTGGTAAATGTATTTGACTCTTTGTTCTGTGAATCTAGCGGTATCACTCTAAGAATTGATAGCTTGGACTTGGTTAAGACTTGAAATTCATTTATTTTTTCATTTTTTAATTGAGATATCTTTTCATAGGGAGAAACATTACCTTGAGCGTCTATAGACTTTAGATAGACATTATACCCATCTATTTTTTTAGAAATTTCTCTATCGATGACTGTTACATTGCAAAGAGAAGATTCTTCATTTTTTTGAAAAAATTTAGCATAAGAAAATTTAACTTCCGGAGGATTAGAAATGCAATTAAAAGCCTCTACATGACTGGGAAGAAATAAATCTGTAGAGAATGTTTCGTCAATAATATTAGATCCTATCTTGTATAGATCGAATCTAACTTCTAAGTTGACGTTCTTGTTATTTTTTTTAATGGGAATAGAATGACTAATAGAGATATCATCAAGATTCTTAGTAGAAATTCTCTTTTCATACAATGTAGAAGTATCTTCAGCAGGTGCTGGTTGGATGTCGCTCAAGTAGTACTTGACTATATCAAAAAATAGCGGAGGATTTCCACTGGATATATGACTCATTCTTAACTTAGGATTTTCAAACAAGGACTCCGAGCTAAGACTTGAAATAGATTCTTCAGATAGCGGGTATGTTATATCGCACAACTCTGAATTAATTCGAGTTAGAACGGAAGATGGATCTATTCTATTCGTGTCTATATCGCTAACAATGCTAGATTTTTCATCTAAAATGATTTGATTTCTAAGCTGAGTATCTCTGTCTCTGGCTTCTTTTCTACTCTTCTTAAAGTCTTCGGCATATAGTTCCGTGAGAGTATACTTGTTTGAAGCAGCTTCAACTATTAATGAATTGATTAATATTGATGATTGTCCTATAAACTGCTCTTTTTTATCAATGTCTTTTACTAAATTCAATCCTGAATAAAGCTTGTTAGAAACTTTATCAGGCAGAATTTTTGTAGGAGAATTTGAAAACTTTTTCTGAGGAGTGGTCGAAAGTGGATAATTGATAACCCTGTTTGCTGTTTCGCTTGCAATATTAGAAAACAAATCAGAGTAATTATCTTCTTTTCTTTTTACAGTTATTACAACTTTGTCATACTGTCTAGGATCTTTTCTTGAATTTTTTAAAGAAATACTAAAAGTAAAGTTAAAGTTAAAAAAATCAGTGCTCTCAGAAATTAATTCTGCGAAAGTGTCCTTATTAATCTTTAGTACGGAAGAAGACCTATCAGAAATTACAGGTTTTTGATAAATTTTCATTTGACTACCTCTAGAGAGCTTCTATCATCTCTTGAAAAAACAAGAGTAAACATATTGACAAAGCAGGTAGTTCCTCTGTTGTCCAAAAATGTCTTGCCTATAAAAAATATTCTGTTTAAGTCTTGAGAATTATTAGACAAATCTCCAAAATCAACAATATCAAGCTTGTTCACTGTATTGTTTGTAATTTCAAAAATTTGACCAATGACCCTATTCTTTCTAGAAGTAAAGTTAAAGTAAACAGGCTTTTCATCATTGTCAAATGATTTAATTTCTTCCATTATGTCTGAATAAGACATTCTCACTTCGTTATCTCCCCAAGAAGGATAATTCCCTAAAAGATAGGGCGTTAAATTCTCTATTCTTGTCTTGTCAGACACGGTTGAATCTGAAGTTTTTACTATGGGAGGAAGATACATGAAATTTTCTAGATGACTCAATTTTTTATCATTAAAGAGTGAATCAATTGAATTGAGAGACGGAGGTGCTTCCCTAAAAGATTTGAGAGATTTTGAAGATGATTTTGAGAGATCGAATGTTAATTCATTTTCAGACAAGAAAAATTTATCATCTTCAAAAAGTCTGTCAACGCTTGAAATTGTCTGCAAATCAATAAAATTGTCAAGAGAAGAAGTTAAAATTCCCCTTATCTGACTTGAAAAAGATGCATTTTCAATTTCGTCGGTAAGAATTTTTCCACCAATTGCTCCTTCTTCTAGTTGTAGCGGAGAGGAAAGAGTACCCGTTGCAAATAACTTAGTTCCTGAAAAAGATTCTAAGAAATCCAAATAAACTGAGTCATTAATGGCCCTGCAAGAAACATCAGGACCACCAATGTTCTTTAAAGAACTAATGGCTCCAGATATTGCAATGCAAAATTCTTTGGGACCAGAACCTCCCCTTGTTCCCACATATCCAATATAAGGTCCTCCAGGAGAAGGTGCAGTTACTGTGTATGTGCCTCCTAAGAGTCTAGGTTTAACCAGTATGCTTCCTGTGACACCTAGAGAATCAGAATAAATGAATCCTTTGTTGTCATCGTTTATATTCTCTGTAATTAAAGAAGCCTTTATTCTCCTTCCATGATGGTATTGATATGCAGTTAGTCTACCATTGACTATGCTTCCTTCAGCCATAGCGTTGGGTATATTTCCTTCAGGAGTTTCTACTTTAATATCCTGAGATCTGAAGGGAACAAGTTTTCCTTCATCGTTTGATTCAAATGTTATTTGATCTTGCGGAAGATTACAGGCTTCAAAATAAATTTTATCAGTTGGGTCTTGGTGTCCGTTAACTAAGTCTGGTATATAGGAGACGCCTGAGTCAGTAAAAGTTGCATAAGAAACTTCAAAAGTACCCTGCGCCATTTGCCTTCTTCCCTCTGAGGTTAGAATGGCATCTATTATTCTAGATCTATTATCTAATATTCCGCTCATTGATCTTCTAGAGAAATTATGTCGGAATATAAATAATTGGACAGGTTTAGATTAAAGAATCTTAGAAGCAAGAGTTGCAAGCTCACTGCGTTCTCCCTTGAGAAGAGTTACGTGACCTGAGATTTCTTGGTCCTTAAACTTCTCAACAGCGTGTGTGAGACCGTTGGTGAAGGTGTCCACGTGATTGTTGTCGATCTGTTCAACATCACCAGTGAGAACAATCTTTGTGCCTTCGCCAGCACGAGTCACGATGGTTTTTAACTCGTGCATCGAGAGGTTCTGCGCCTCGTCGATGATGATGAATGCGTTGGGGATTGAGCGGCCGCGGATGAAGGTGATCGCCTCCACCTCGATGAGGCCCTTCGATTGCATTAACTCGAGGAAAGGATCCTTGCTGAGACCTGATGTTCCACTGCCGCCTGCGAGTTCATCCATCCGCTTCTTGCTACGGCTGTTTCCCTTCTTACCAGACTTGCTGCTGAGGAGGTACTCGAGGTTGTCCCTGATGGGAGCAATCCATGGTTCCATCTTCTCAGCAAGAGTGCCGGGCAGGAAGCCGATGTCTCGTCCTACTGGTTGAACTGGTCGAGAAACGATAAGCTTCTGGTATGGTCCATCGTTTCCCATTGCCTCGAGTTGCTCCAATCCTGCCGCAATGGCGATGAGAGTCTTTCCACAGCCCGCCTTGCCGGTGAGTGTCACCAGTTTGACACTGGGATCCATCAGGAGTTCGATAGAAAATGTCTGTTCTTTGTTACGTGGTTTCACACCAAAGACTTGATCGATTTTTCTGAGGTGGTGGAGCATGTCTCCCTTGACCCTACAGATCGCAGACTTGAGAGTGTTACCTTCGGAATCAACTGACTTGATGACGAGTATCTGATTGGGATACAGTTTCTCCGTGGTTACGTTGTCCATGTGGATAGAGTCTCTTGCGTAGAACATCTCTACGACATCGTAAGGAACCACGAATACTTTCACGCCTGTGTAGAGATGCTCTGCAGAATCAGTGGCTCTGTTAGACAGATAGTCCTGAGCCTCGATGCCTAGAGAAGAGCACTTAACACGGACGTTGATGTCCTTGGAAACGAGGATTGCTTCAGGAACTTCCCGCTGAAGCATCAGGACGAATCCAATGATCATATTGTCTACCGAAGATCCAACAACAAGCTCGGGCGGGAGAAGTGCGTTGTATCCAGTCGGTGAGGACATCACTCTAAGAATTCCTCCGGAAGGTAGAGAGACACCTTCTTTTAGAGAACCTGATTCACTAATCTTATCGAGGATCCTGTTGACCTCTCGAGCGGTTCGTCCTACCTCATCTGACCTGCCTTTATGTTTGTCAAGTTCTTCCAAGACAAGGATCGGAAGGATCACATCATTGTCTTGAAAGTTATTGAAGCAGTTTGGATCGCTGAGGAGGACGTTTGTGTCGAGTATGTAAGTTTTTTTCATGTGTATTAGAAGATGACTTATACAAAAATCATTCCTTGCTAAATTATCTTACACAGATCTATGAGCAACAATCAAGAAAAAATAAAGTTAAATGTAGTGAAAGAAAAATGCTATGATGCTGTAGAAAAAAGCTCTTGCAAATGTGAGAGAAAATCTTGTAAACAGTGGATAGATTTCCCAAAAGGTAAAAATTGTATTTTAATAACGAGTCAGGCCGGACCTTTAACCCTAAACGAGATTGGGAAGATCTACGGCCTGACGAGAATGAGAATTTGTCAAATAGAAAAAAATATTTATCAAAAAATTAGAAGCTTTATTCAAAGCTAAACGCCTGATTCAGGCGTTTTTTTCTTTTTTGAAGGGAAAGTATTTTTCTTTTTTGAAGTTTCCTTAACTGTAGAATTACTTTCAGTTTGAGAATGTTTCTCTTGCTCAAGAGAAACATTATTTTTATCTTCTACGGGAGGCACTTCATTAGACTCATTGATCTCTGAATTATTTTCAGCAATAACTTCCTGAGCTTTATTTGCTAAAATTCTTTTGATCAAATCAATTTGTCTCATGCTACTTCTCTTGTTTTCCAGCTTTGTCAGTCTCAATCATGAGCTTAACAATCTCTTTTGACTTTGACTGTAACTGGCGAAGACCCTTGCGAGCCCGCACGCCGGCAGCAGCAACGCCCTTTGCATTCTTGGCAACATCGGCCTCGAGAGCTTCAACTAGGGCCTTCAACTCATTCCACTTCGATACGATTGGGTTATCACTCATTTGTTAATGTGACCTCCTGATTCAGGAATATATGGACCAACTTCAAAAAAGTAAACTACTTGATGAAGGATGACCTAAATTCCTGGGGGAACATGTGGATGTTCCGGGAGTAGAACCTGTCCCAGTCTGAGTCCAGAATGTAGGAAACTGCGTGGTCTTTCTCGTTTCGAATAGATCGACCGAATGCCTGGATGACAGACTTCGCGGTGGTGTAAGGGTACCACATTTTGTCCTTCTCCATTCGCTTCTTGATCACGAGGTCACCGAGGTACGGGAAGGGTACCTTGCACAGTATCTGAAACCGCGAGGCATCATCAGCGAGGTCAACACCTTCCATCATCGAAGGAGATAGGAGTACTGTAGGCTCTGAGGAAGTCACGTGGAACTTAAGAACCTCATCGCGGTTGGCGGACTCATGGGTGAGGAACCGGTTGGTCTTCACATTCTCCATAAGGTATTTTGCAACTTTATAATTGCTCGTATGGATGATTCCCTTCACATCAGGATGCTTGTCGAGAATCATCTTGACCGCCTCCGCCATGATTGGAAGGGTCTTGTCGATTGAGTCCTTGCCCATCGAACCCACAGGTATGTAGTGGGCAGGCCTGTTCTCCACGGGGAAGGGAGATCCGATGCGGAGGTAGGCAACATCGGCAGGATCTAGGCCGATAGATTTGCAGAAAACTTCGTGGTCCACAACAGTGGCACTCATCATCAGGGTTCGAGCACCTGATCGAAGGAACACCTTCTGCGAGTATGGTCCCAGATCGACGGGTTTGAACTCGAACTTACGGGCTCCCCTGCGATTGCCCTCCTGTGGGTAGGCCACGTTCATCACCCAATTGGTTGGATTGTATACCTCGATGAACTGATCGATCTTACCGGTATGCTTCTCGAGCATCTCGTACTGCTTCGAGAACTCACCTTGGCCTTCCGAATCTGAGAGCCTCACGAGGTTCTTCTCCAACTCTCGAACGTACTTGTTCACCGCCTTGCGGTACGGGCCCTTCACCCACTCGAGAACGGCCTCCTGGGTGTCCAGCTTCGGTATCTTACACTTGAGAACATCTCGAGCGAACTTCTCAGAGAAACTCACCTCAATGAACTTGCCCAGCTCCGTTTCCGTGTTGTGGCACTCATCCACCACGAGGAGGGCTCGAGGAGTTAACTTTCCTGCGTACGTGGTCTCCGCCAGAAAATAGGAGAAATTCGTGATGGAGATTGGTGATTCAATAAAATCTTGTTTTTCCAGGGAGTACGTGCATTCATTCTTGCAGGTTTTGGCGAAATCTGTACCTGCCACCTGTTTGCCAAGTTTCTGTAGCAATCTCTTTGACTCAGAGCAGGAGTTATCTGAGTAGTGCTTGCACCGATAGTTTGAGGATGATTTAATCGTACGAATAAGGTTCTTTCCGGATTGTGGCCCGAAATCGTTCATGTATTGCTCCTGGAGAATCTTCTGTGTTGTTATAATGTAGGAGCCTGCTAGAGGCATTCCCTCCTCATCCTTCACAACAGGAGCATGGGCCTCCATATAACGGGAGATACAGATACCTGTGGCGGATTTACCTGTACCCGTTCCCATTTCTAGCAGAACGGCCTTCTTGCCGGATTCGTATGCATCCAGGGCGAATTCAATCGCATTTCGTTGTTCAGGACGGATCCTGTCAAATGGAAAATACCTCACGTAGTCATGTTTAGGCATGTTGGCCTGACATTATACCGCGTGGGGTACACTTTGCACCGGTATCAGTCACCAATGATCTTGTCTACGATTCCGAGCTTGACGGCTTGTTCTGGAAGGAGGTAGAAGTCGTGTCCGGACTTCATGATCTTCTCAATCTCCGCCTTGGAACCCTTGGTCTCGCGGACAATCGCATCCACCATCTGGTCCTGCATGCGCTTGTGCTCCTTAGACTCGTTGATCACTTCGAACACATTTCCTCCGACACCGCCGGAGATTGGATGGATCATCACTCGAGCGTTCCGGCCGATCATCCTCTTGCCTTTGGCTCCTGTGGCGAGGAGTAGAACACCTGCACTCATGACCTTTCCGAGGGCGATGGTGTGGACTGGACATGGGAGAAATTTGATCGTATCGTACAAGGTGAACATCTCGTCCACCGATCCGCCGTACGTGGAGATCACGAGGTGGATGGGCTTGTGGTTCTGAGAGGCGAGGTGGAGTAACTGGGCGACCACCAGTGAGATGGATGCCTCGTTCACCTCGCCGTGGAGGACAACGAGTCGCTGAGAGTCTCCCATCGCGATTCCCATTGTGGTAGATGATTCATCACTATTTGTTTTCGAAACTCTCGCGGAGTTGCTGACTAATCTTCCCATCACTCGTCTCCTTCTGTGGCACCATAGATCTTGGAGATGAAGAGGTCCTTGCCTTTGAACTCCTTCACGAATCCCGTGAGCTCCTTCAACTCGTCCACGTTCTCCAGTTCGAGGCCGAGGTAATAGATGATCAACCAGCGCTGTCGATCATTGATTCCGAAATGGTTGATTTCTCGGACAATCTCGTGTGCCACCTTGTTATCGGCAGCTAACTTCTCAGATTCTAACTGACCGTATATCTCTGACATTTTTACTCCGATGGTACAGCGACATCTTCTCGAGAGAATGATTCCACCTTGAAGAAGGTCTCGCTCATAATCCTAACATATTTTCCTTGTTTCGTGCCTGCTTCTTCTTCTTGAGCAAGGATAACGAAATTTCCCCACTGTTTATTCTCCAATATGAACTGAGCTTGCTCCCATGTTGCTAAATCAACATTATTTCTCTCAAGTATGTCTGAAAGATTATGTGGAAGTGAAAGTTTAATGTCTTCTATTTTAACAATAGAAGACATTGCTTCTTTTCCGGGAATTATATCTGAAGTACATACATCTATGACTTTATGAACAATACCGCAGTTATTGCACTGAGAATATTTTATTCTCACCGTATCGTCATCATTAACTACAGAAAATACAATGAAGTGATGGGCAGGTGGGCTTGATAAGCCTTTGTATTGAGGTAAAACACACCTGCATTTAACAAGGTGTCTGTAGCCTTTCATTACAAATACTTCTTTATCATTGTCTGATAGAAAGGAAGAGTCTTTTGAAAGGACTCATCCAGAGACAAAGTAACTAAGCTAATCAGTTTTTCAACTTGATCATTGCTTAATTCTAAGTCTTTGTTTCTCATCATAGTGAGAAAATTTGACACAAAAGTGTCTTTTGCACTGTCTATCAGTATTCTAGAGTCTCTTGAAATCTTATCAACGATGTTCATAAAATTTATATACACAAGAGAGAGCTAAAGTAAAAATCTTACAGAAGATTCAAAGTTTTTCTGAAAAGAATCATAAAATTTCTTTGCATTTTCTTCAGGATTGAATGTGTTATTCATGATTGAAGAAATGATTCTGATCCCTTCATCTATCTGACTAGATCTATAAAAAAAATCCATATCATCTGGTATGCAGATGTTGATACACTCAGAAGATAATGATTTTATCCTATTAGAGAGGATATCAGATAATTCTGGTCTTTCTTTAGATTTTCTTATCAACTCATCTACGTGTCTTTTGACTGAAGATGAAAAATTAGAATTTCCGCTAAAAGACTTTTCCGTTAAAATACAAGTATTTAGTTCTCCTAATAACTCCGGATTTAGCGATGATATTAAATTTCCTTTTGTAGTAGAGATTACATCTGCTCCGGAAACTGTCGCTACGTCCACAATAGTGTTAACTTCATCAAGATCAAAAGCAGTCTTGTAGGGATATACCTGTATTGTCTTTCTATCATTGTTGACTTTTAGTGTATTGAGAACGTCATTTGACAATCCTCTGACTAGAAGAAGACAAGGAATTTTAGTCTCTGACAGGAAACTTAAAAGATGATGTATTTCAGATACATTTTCTATGTATCCATCGATACATGCCACTTTCAATCTTGGAATCTCTTGTGTTTGAATCTTAAGAAGAGAATTTAATAAAAAGTGGTAACCTTTTACTAGCTCTAGATAAGAAGAAGTTGAAGTAGATTTCTTTAAAAAGATTCTAGAGCTAGATGAGGCAAGATTCAAAGAGTCTTTTAGCAAATTTTCTACTAAAGAAGCATACCCAAAACTTTCAATTAATCTAATGACTTCTTTTTTAGACTTTGTTGAATGAAAGCCCACTCTATTTTTCTTACCACAGAAAAGTTCTAGAAATAGAACTCCCGAACTGGGACAATTCATTTCAGCTTGAAATGCATAAGAAAGAACACTTTCTAATTGAATTTTTACTTCATATTCTTTTGGATTTAAGGAAGCTAAATGCTGTAATCTTCTTCTAGTTCTTATCGAGTTAGAAGAATTCTCCAGTGAAAGATTGACTTCAAGATTTTCTTCTATTAGTTTTTTTACTTTTTCTAATGATTCTTGATTTGTCACAAGTTAATCGTAACACCAAGAATCAAATTTGGTCAACTAAATTTTTTTTGAAACCAATCAAGTGCAAAAGTAACTGCTGCGCCACCTACAGCAACAATTATCCACCTAAAAAACGACCAAGCTGTATCTTTGCTCTTCGTAAGAGACTCGACATTATTTTCAAGAATAGTAATTTTTTTAGTTGCTAGTTCAACTGCTTTGTCGTCTTTCAGATCTTCTTTTTCTGCATGAATTTTCCATACTTGAAGTTCTGTAATTTTTTGCTTGACATCATTCACTTCGTTGGTATTATTAAGTCTGTACTCAGACAATTTTGAAAAAATACCATCTTGAGGATCGTAGATTGCTTCGTGAATCTTGTCTACTTTAGATACTAGATTTCCTTGACTTTGTTCAATTTTATCTATCTTGAACAAAAGTGTATCAAATCCCCCGTTAAGAGCGGTACTGTCTGCAAGCTTCTTTTGTATTTCACTCAAAGTTTGTCTCTGATTTTCTGGAGAGTTTGATGTAAATGCGTTTCTATTCGGTGATTTTTTCTTCATATACATTTCTCCCTAGCTCAGTACTTTCTTAAGAGTTAAATAGAAATAAATTTAGAAATTTGAGAAATGAAATTATGAATTTTAAAGAACAGATCTTTGTAAATCCAAAAAATTTAATCAGAGAAGATACAGATATTATTTTTGTAGCTGATTTATTTGAATCTGATTATGCTGGGGGAGCCGAGATGACCTCAGAAGCTTTGATAGAAAGTTCTCCACTTAATATTCAAAAAATCTACTCAAAAGATGTAAATCTTTCTGTTCTGAACAATGGTGTAAAAAAACACTGGGTTTTTGGAAATTTTTCGGGACTTAACCCAGAACTTATTCCAAGCATCGTGGCAAATATCAAGTATTCAGTTCTTGAATACGACTACAAGTTTTGCAAGTATAGATCCCCAGAAAAGCACTTGGCTCTTGAAGGAAGTAATTGTAATTGTCACAACAATATAAACGGTAATATAATCTCTTCTTTCTACTACGGAGCTCAGTCTCTTTGGTGGATGTCTGAAAAACAGAAGAATCTTTATCTTTCTCTTTTTCCTTTTTTGAATGAAAAAGATAGCACAGTTCTATCTTCTGTATTTTCAAAGAAAACTCTTGCGTCTTTAAGAGTCCTAAGAGAAACTCTTAAGAATGATCCTAAGCGTGGATGGTTGGTTCTTGGTTCTCAATCCTGGGTAAAAGGATTCGAAGCTGCCAAAAAGTGGTGCGAAGACAATAGCAAACCTTACGAAGTCGTATGGAACGTTCCCTATGAGCAGCTTTTAGCCAAGATGGCAGCAGCTGAAGGTTTTGTATACTTGCCAGCCGGAGGAGACACATGCCCACGAATGGTGATAGAGGCGAAACTTTTGGGATGTAATCTACACATCAACGACAACGTCCAGCACAAAGACGAAGAGTGGTTCAATACTGACGATTTAAATTCGATCGAAGAGTATCTTACCAGTGCTACAGACGTTTTTTGGAACTCGATAAGGAACATCATCAACAAGAAGCCCACGATAAGTGGTTACATAACAACTTACAATTGTGAGAAACAAGGTTATCCCTATGTTCAGTCAATCAAATCTATGCTAAATTTTTGCGATGAAGTTTGCGTAGTGGATGGAGGTTCAACAGATGGAACATGGGAAAAACTGACAGATCTTTGCGAGAATCACAATAACAAGAAAATTGTAATCAAGCAAATAAAAAGAAACTGGGAAGACCCAAGATTTGCCATATTTGACGGTATGCAAAAAGCAGAAGCAAGAGCTTTGTGTACTTCTGATTTTTGTTGGCAAATGGATTCAGATGAAGTTGTTCATGAAGACGATGCTAAAAAGATAATTGATTTATGTTCGAAATTCCCACCTGGTGTTGAACTGATATCGCTTCCGGTCATAGAGTACTGGGGAGGTCCTAATAAAATTAGGATCGATATTCAACCATGGAAGTGGAGGCTAAGTAGAAACTTATCCCACATAACCCACGGAATACCTTCTTATCTTAGAAAAGAAGACGAGAAGGGTATATATGCGCTTCCTGGTACTGATGGATGCGATATGATTCATAAGCAGACAGGAATTCCAATTCAGCACCTAACTTTTCATACAAACGAATCAGAGAGAGTAAGAATCGCTGCTCTCGCTGGTAACAAAGAAGCCCTAGATGTGTATGAAAAGTGGTTCAATCAGATTGTACAAAATATTCCTGGAGTTCACCATTATTCTTGGTACAACATGTCAAGAAAGATGAGACTTTACAGAGACTACTGGACTAGACACTGGAATTCTCTCTTTAACGGGTCTCTAGAAGACAATGAAAAAACAAATATGATGTTTGATGTTCCTTGGTCTCAAGTCACAGAAGAAATGATAGAAACCAGAGCAAAAGAACTATCAGAAAAAACTGGTGGCTGGATTTGGCATCAGAAGTGGAATGGATCGAATACGCCTCACATTCAAGTTAATAGACCTGAACCAGGAGTAATGTCTGAGACATGAAAAACAAATTTGTTTTTGTAATACCTTACTATAACTGCAAAGAAGACATAGAAAAGACAATATTTTCTATGTTGTCTCAGAGCTATGATAACTGGCGTGCTATTTTAATCAATGATCTATCCACAGATGGAACAGATTTGTTAGTAAAAGAAACGTGCAATAGCTTGCCTGAAATCCTAAAAAGAAAATTTCTTTTGGTGAACAATAAAGAAAAGCACGGAGAAGTAAGAAATACTTTAGAATCAATTAAGTCAATAGATGATAGAGAAATTGTCTGTAGACTTGACGGAGGAGACTGGTTAACCGAAAATGACCTTCTTTATATTTTAGATCAAGTATACCAAGATGAAAATGTCGCCGTGGCATGGACTGCACATAGATGGAGCTATACGACTCAAAACATTTCTGGTCCACTTAATCTTAGAAATAATCAAACAGTCTACCAGCACCCATGGGTATCAAGTCATCTAAAGACTTTTAGATGCGGACAATTAAAGAAAGTACCTGACAAAAATTTTAGAGATGAGACTGGTGATTACATCATGATAGCATGTGATCAAGCTATATTTTTGCCAATGATGCATTTATCACTAAGCGAAGGTAAAAAATTACAATTTGTACCTGTTGTTGGCTACCATTACAATATAGATCTTTCCAATAAAAATCTGTTTCTTAGCGAAAGATCCATAAGACAAAAAATGTCTGCAGAGACTATTCGATCAAGAGGATTTATATCTTGAAAATAATTCTTGACAATGTCAATTTAAATTCTCTTTCGGGTCCAAATTCATTTGGAAGAAGACTAAAGAGTGAAATTGAAAGATCGAATCTTCATAAATTTGTAGAAAAAGAACCTGCAGACGTTCAACTTTCTTTTATAAGTGCAACAGCCAAAGTAGCGCCCTTGGCGCTAAGATTGGATGGTATATACTTCAATACCAGACAAGATTGGCAGTCTAATAATTCATTGATTAAAAAGTCATTTGATTCTGCAGACATTGTTATCTATCAGTCAAAATTTAACAAAGAACTAACTGAAAGATATTTCTCAACATCGAAAAATTCTGTCATAATAGGAAATGGAACTTCATTAGAAGAGATAGAAAAAATACCTACTAATAACTCTAGTATTCTTGATCAATTTTCAGAGATTTGGGCATGCTCTTCTTCCTGGAGACCTCACAAGAGACTAAGAGAAAACATCAGATATTTTTTTGAAAAATCTCCTAAAGATGCTTGTCTAGTAATAATCGGAGAAAATCCTGACCATCTCGTAAAAGATGCTAGAGTATTTTACACAGGGCAGATTTCTTGGGAGAGCTGTATTTCTCTATATAAAAGAGCAAAAGTTTTTATTCACCTCGCTTTTTTAGATCATTGTCCAAATGTAGTCGTTGATGCTCGAGCATCCGGTTGTGAAATAGTAGTTTCATCTTCTGGTGGTACAAAAGAAATATCTGGTTTTGGATCTACCATAATAAAAGATATAGACTGGGACTTTAAACCAATTGACCTTTATTCCCCGCCAGATCTTAATTTTTTAGAAACTTATAAAAATAATATAGAGTCTAATATAGACATAACACAAGTTTCTAAAAAATACTTGAATGCACTAGAGGAGATAGCTCTAACATGAGAGGAATAATTCTTGCTGGAGGTACTGGAAGTAGACTCTATCCGCTGACCAAAGTTACAAATAAATGTCTACTTCCAGTAGGAAGAGAGCCGATGATTTTTAGAATGATAGATCTTTTAAAAAGATCCAATATAACTGACATTATGATTATAACTGGTCTGGAACACATGGGTCAAGTCGTTTCAGTCCTCGGTTCAGGATCGGACTTGGGGTGTTCTATAACATATAGAGTTCAAGACGTCGCAGACGGAATTGCGGCTGCACTAAAATTATGCAGAGATTTTGTGAGAGACGATAAATTCGTTGTATTACTTGGAGACAATATTTTTAGTGATCACGAGCAAATCAAAGGATTCTTAAAAGAATTTGAATCATCTAGTGGAAGATATAGGCTTTTTGGAAAAAAAGTCAAAGATCCCGAAAGATTCGGAGTACCAGTATATAAAGATGGAATTGTAGTCGACATTGTTGAAAAACCAAAATTTCCTCCCACAAACATCGCGATAGTAGGTCTGTATTGCTATAGTCCTGAAGTCTTTCCAGTGATAGACAGTTTAAAAATTTCAGGAAGAGGTGAATATGAGATAAGCGATGTCAATTCCTGGCTTGTTAAAAATAGTATCGGCGATGTCGTAGAATTAAAGTGTGAGTGGATAGACGCAGGAACACATGAGTCTTATAAAAGAGCTAACGAAACAGTTTGGAGACTAAAGTGAAAGCAATAATTGGTTCTGGAAAAGTTTCTAACATAATAAAAGAAGACAGCGACGTAGTTTTTTCCCATAGAGAAATAGAGATAAAAGATATTGAATCAGTAAGAAAGTGTCTTTCTTCTATTCCTAAAGGAACTACAGTTATTAACACTGCTGCAAAAATAAATTTGGAGTGGTGCGAAGAAAATGAAGATGAGTGCTATGAAGTAAATGTAGTAGGAGCTCTTAATGTCGCGAAGGTTTGTAGAGATCTCGGTCTTCACCTGTTTCACTTGAGTAGCGGATGTATTTTTGATGGAATGGAGACGGGAAGAGCTTATGACGAGAATGATAAGCCCAACCCATCTGCATGGTATACAAAGTGCAAAGCACAAGCAGACGATCTTATAATGAATCTTGGATATGAAAAAATAACAATCGGTAGACCAAGACAGCTGGTCTCTTCGGTACCAAATCCAACAAACATGCTAACAAAATTTGCTTCTTTGAAGTCAGGAAATTTTATTGATGTTCCTAATAGTATGACATGTATAGAAGACATGAAAGACATGATTAACCACCTGATAGAGGGTAATCATTATGGCATATTTAATCTTGCAAATTCCGGAACTGTAACTCCTTACAAAATAGCTAAAAGAGTAAAGAGGACAATAAGCCCAGACCTTGAAGTCAAAAAGATTGACTATAGTTCTTATTTGAAAACTTTAAAAGTAAAAAGAGTAAATACTATTTTGAGTCTTGAAAAGATAACGTCTACAGGTTACATTCCGAGGAACTCAGAAGTTGCTCTTGATTGGTGTCTTGAAAATTACGGAAAATAAATGAGAGTTATCATAACGGGTGGAGCTGGATTTATTGGCAGTCATGCTGTAAGACACTTCGTAGAATCTGGTGATGATGTTCTCAATGTTGATAAGTTGACCTACGCTTCAAATTTAGAAACAACTAAACTTTCAAAGTTTGTCAATCTTGATATTAAAGACACAAAATCTCTGTTAGAAGAAGTAGAAAAATTTTGTCCCGACGTAATTGTTAATTTTGCCGCAGAGACACATGTTGATAATTCAATAAACGATTGCAATCCTTTTATTGAATCCAATATTTTTGGAACTACTTCCGTACTAAAAGTATGTAAGGAACTAAAAATTAAACTTCTTCATATATCAACAGACGAAGTATATGGTCCTGCATCTTCTAATACATTCACAGAAGATTCTATACTAAATCCAATGAATCCTTATTCTGTTACAAAAGCTGCAGCAGATCTAATGATCAAGTCCTGGTGGAATACTTTTGGAATTGACTATATTATAGTTAGACCTTCCAACAATTACGGCCCAGGTCAATACAAAGAAAAGCTAATTCCTAAGTTTCTTGATTGTATAGAAAATTCAAAAAAATTTCCCCTATATGGAGCAGGAGACCAGGAAAGAGAATGGACTTACGTTGAAGACACTGCAAAAATTGTAAGATCTATTCTAAATAAAGAATCTGTTGTCTGGAATAACACGTATAACTTGAGCTCCGGCATCTCTTTGAAGAATATCGAAGTATTAAGAAAAGTTCTTAACGCTTACAACAAAAAGAAAGACAAAACTATTAAATTTGAAGATATTGTAGTTACTTCACAAGATAGACCAGGACATGACAAACGGTACAGCATATCTTCAAAAAAGCTTTCAAGAATAATAAAAACTAATTACACATCTTTTGATGACGGACTTGAAAAAACAATAAATGGAATGACAAATGAATAAGCAAATTCACGATTCTTTATCTAAGCTACTTGTTTCTAAGCTAGAGTCCTACAAAGAGAGTAATTTAAATTCTTCTACGTGTATTCAAATTTATACAGATATCTTCAATTGTCTAGTAGACGTATTTCAAGAGTCAAACATTCCCATTTCTAATGAAGGTGTTAATCTAATAGCACAGATGTATTATGATTCCGTAAACATAAACGGAAGAGAAGAACTAGATCCAAACATCTTTGACAAGAGAGCAAAGCTTGAAAATATTACAACCAAAGAATTGGCGATGCTAGCAACGATGTTTAATGGTACTGCTTTTTCTCCAATATTTGTTCACGAAATTAAGAAGAGGTCTTGATGAAAAAGGCATTTATAACAGGTGTGACAGGTCAAGATGGAAGCTATCTTGTAGATCTTTTAATAGACAAAGGATACGAAGTACATGGTCTTATAAGACAGTCAACACAATTCACACCAGATAGGTGGGGTCATCTCAAGAATGCTATGTTGACCAACAAGCTAGTTGTCCACCACGGAGATTTAATGGACGCGTCTGGTATGAGAGGACTGCTAGAAGACATAGGGCCTGATGAAGTTTATAATCTTGCAGCTCAAAGTCACGTAGGTCTTTCTTTCGATCAGCCTGTTAATACTTCTGAAGTAACTGCTTTAGGTGCACTTAATCTTCTCGACGCAATTAGAAGATCAAAAATTAATTGTAAATTTTATCAAGCATCATCCAGCGAAATGTTTGGCAAAGTGAGAGAAACTCCACAAAATGAATCTACGCCGTTCTACCCTAGAAGCCCATATGGATGTGCAAAGGTGTATGCCCATTACATCACCCAGAACTATAGAGAATCATATGGAATATTTGCATGTAGCGGAATTCTTTTTAATCATGAGTCTGAGCGCAGAGGAGAAAATTTCGTCACAAGAAAGATAACGAGGGCTGTTGGAAGAATTAAGGAAGGTCTTCAGGAAGATCTTAAGCTGGGAAATACTTCTGCCATGAGAGACTGGGGTTATGCTCCTGAATATGTGGAAGCAATGTGGCGAATGTTACAGCATGAATCTCCTGAAGATTTTGTGATTGGAACAGGAGTGCAGCATTCTGTTCATGATTTTGTGAATGCAGCATTTGAAGCTGCTCAACTTGATCCTAAAAAATATTTAAAGATAGACGAGAAATTCATGAGGCCTTCAGAAGTTGATACTCTGACAGGCGACTACAACAAAGCAAAAACTTTACTTGGGTGGTCTCCCAAAGTTGATTTTAAGTCTTTGGTCACTAAAATGGTAGTTCATGACATTGAACTTGCAAAAAGAGAAAAGGCTTCACTTGGTCTATGAACAAAGTATTTCTACTTAGACCATCAGAAGACTGGATAGTAGACAGGCTTGTTGATGAGTGGTATCAAGATAATTTTGATATTAGCACAAACAACATAGTTGAAGCTGATGTAGTCTGGTTGATGGCAAGTTGGTGTTATAACAATATACCCAGAAATTTCTTGACAAAAAAGAAGGTTATAACTACGATACATCATATCGTAGAAGATAAATTTAACAACAATAAGCTTAAAGAATTTCTAGATAGAGATTCTTTGACATCAGTTTACCACGTTCCAAATTTTAGAACAGAAAAATTTGTAAAAAATATAACAGATAAACCTGTTCATGTAATTCCTTATTGGGCAAATCAAAAAATTTGGAAAAGGACAGGAGATAAGAAAGATCTTAGAGCAAAGCATGGACTGCCTGTCGATAGTTTCTGCGTGGGATCATTTCAAAGAGATACGGAAGGTTCCGATCTTTTGTCTCCAAAGTTAGAAAAAGGCCCAGATCTTCTAGTTGACTATCTAGAGAAGATAAAAAGAGATGATCTTCATGTTGTCCTTGCAGGTTGGCGTAGACAATATGTCATTAATAAGCTGATGGACTTAAACATCAATTACACATATTTTGATAGACCATCTCAGAATGTCTTGAACGAGCTATATCAATGCCTTGATCTATACCCTGTTACATCTAGGTGTGAAGGCGGTCCACAGTCTTTGATAGAATGCGGTCTTCTCAATATACCGGTCGTATCCAGGCCCGTAGGAATCGCTGAGATTGTTCTTGAAAAAGATTCAATATCAGAAGATGTTTCCAAAGCAATTTCTCAAGTTCCTAACGTAGATCTTCTAAAGATTCCATCGGGTTATTCATCTTATAGAAATTTAATATTATCTCTCTAGGATGAAAATAACCCACATTAAAGAAAAACTATCTCAACTTGGCTGCCCTGTTGATTCTCTGTCTTTGGGAGATTTTGACACAATAGGAGAATTTACAGCAAAAAAAACTAGATCTCCTGGATCTGACCTTTACAAGAAGGTAGGCTGTTTTTATAGACCCAATTACGAAAGAGGCATGCTAATTCATGCACTAATAAAAAAGTATAACGTAAGTTCATATCTTGAGGTAGGGTTTGGTAGAGGATATTCCGCCTTTTGTGCCGTTAAAGCGATGGAAGAAGCTGGTATTGATGGCAAGGTAACTACAATAGATCCAAACTTTGACAAGAATCACATACAAAATCTATTAAAGATATTTCCTTCAAGCTGGTTTCAAAGAATAAACTTTGTTCAAGAAAAATCAGAAATTGCTCTTAAAAATATTGGCAATTTTGACATGATATACATTGATGGAGATCACACTTACGAAGGTGTAAAGAAAGACTGGGATTTATGTAAAGATAAATGGCAAAAAGTTCTTCTCTTTGACGATTATCACATGCCTTCAAAAGTTCAAAAAGACATAGAGTGTTCAAAATTAATCAATGAAATTGAAGATGAATCTAAAGAACTCATAATCATGGATAGGAGAATTTTCTTTGACGATAGAAGGCTTTCTGATGAAGAAATAGATTACGGTCAGGTTCTACTAACCCGGTTTTAATAACATGAAAAAGCTATACGTTTTTAATTCTCCATCTTACGTAATGGACCACCCAAGCCACACTTGTGGACAAGTGCTAAACTCAGACCCACTTTCTGAGCATTACACATACATGTATTATAACTTTATTAAGTTTGGACTTGTAGATCAGGTAGTCATTTTTCCAAGAAAAGGACCCCACGACAATCACAGAGATGAAATTATAGACAAGATAGAAGTAGAAAAAGGAAAATTTATTGTCAATAATTGGGATAGAGAAAATATGATAAAAATTATTAACTCTGATCCTGGATCTTATGGTTATTGTTTTAGCGAATATGAAACATGCAGGGAATTAAAAGACATATTCGTTATGTTCAATCCAGTTATTCTTGGTACTAATTCTAGAAATTGTCTTGACAAGAAATACCACCATTACGCTATCTTGGAAGGAATTTCTCATCAAGCAAAATTTAAAACAGTCCCGGCAGATATTCCCATAGGAATATCGAGAACAACTTGCAAGAAATTTACAGAACTAGACGTAGACAAAATTCAAAAGACAGAAAAAGTCTACGACTGGATAATGATTTCTTCTTTCGATCCAAGAAAAAGACAAGTTGAATTCTTAAGAATGTTGTCAAGAGATCCAAGATTTAAAAACTTAAAGGGCTGCATAGCAGGAAGAAACCCTGACAATAAAGGATATCTCAATAATGGACACCACGTCCTTAAAGAAGTCAAAAATATAGCTTCAAATGTAGACATATACTTTAATACAAACGATGAGCTAAAGATCGAATTACTCTCAAAGAGCAAGATTTTTGTAAATACCGCCGAGTTTGAATATGGACCGAGGGCAATGATAGAGGCCATTCAAGCAGGAGTACCAATTTTTACTATGCCTCATATTGGTGTTTCGGACCTAGTAACACCAGGTAAAAACGGTGAGACAATTCAAAGAATGGAAGATGTCTCAAAATTTTATGAAATGCTAGACAAGTATAATGCTGGCGAGTATCTAACTTCCGCCAAGCATGTATCTCAGTCTATCAAGCCCGAATTCATATACCCAGAGCTGGTAAAAGACATAAAAGAAAAGAGTAAAATTTTTAATGAAAATCTATTTTAACAGAAGACCTAATCCTGGACCTTGGGGTGGAGGATCTAAAGTTCTTTCTGCGATAGTGGAAGAAGCTCAAAGAAGGAAACATCAAGTTTTCTTCGAAGAAGAGCTACATAAATCTAATTCATTTGACATTTATTTTTGTTTGGATCCAAGATCTACTCAGCATGTCTCTTACATGGACATGCTCTTAAAGAGAAGAAATAATAGTAATTCTAAAATTGTTCAAAGAATAGGTGATCTTGGAACACATGGCAAGCCTGAGCTTTTTGACATAGTTTCCCAGACTGCTAGACTTTCTGACGTACTGATATATCCGAGCTTCTGGGCTAAGAATTACCTTGGTCTAAATCATAAGAACGACAAGGTCATAGCAAATGCTCCTCTGAAAGATTTCTTTCTCAATACAAATAAACTTCAGTTTTCCAATACTATAAAGATAGTGTCTCATCACTGGTCCAACAACCAGATGAAAGGATTTGACTTATACCAAGAATTAGATGAATTTTGTATAAATAGCAAGGGTGAATACAGTTTTCTTTTCGTAGGAAGAAAACCTGAAGGAGTTAATCTAACAAATTACCTCGGACCCCAAGATACGCAAAGTCTTTCAAGAATTTTACCTGAAAATCATCTTTATATAACTGCATCTAAGAAAGAGGCAGGAGCGAATCACGTACTAGAAGCTATGGCTGCAGGTCTTCCTGTTCTTTACCATTGTGAAGGAGGAAGTATTAATGAATATTGTCAAAATAATGGAATGAGTTACAATAACTTTGAGAATCTAAAAGATATACTAAAAAATAAAAAGACAGAGTTTGAAAATCTCTACAAGGAATCTTGTTACGTAAGAAATTCTCACGATATGTCAAAAGAATACTTAGATTTCTTGGAGGAAATTGCATGAAGGTTAACATAAGCATAGATGATGTCTCACCTCATCCCTTGTCTTCAATAAAAGTTTTAGATTCCTGCTTTGAATTAATAGAAAAATTTCCCAATATTAAGTTTACACTTTTTATTCCTATCGCCTATTGGCGAACAATAAAAAGAGAAACTATATCCGACAGACCCTTGGTTATTTCTGACTATCAAGATTTTATTTTCTTTATCAATAGCCTACCTGAAAAAAATTTCGAGATTTGCTATCACGGATTATTTCATGGAATACCGGGGAAATCAGATAATGATGAATTTCAATACTTGACATACGATCAGGCCATTGAAAAATTCAATACAATGTTTTCAATTGTATCTCAATCAGGTCTAGAGAGTAAGTTTAAAAAGATTTTCAGGCCACCAGCATGGAGAATGTCTCCTAGTGCTATAAAAGCTGCGGCAGACGTTGGAATTAAGACACTTGCTCTTTCAAAAAAAGACTATGCAAAAGAGACTTACGCAAAAGAAGACGAATCCTTCAATAAGGTAGTCTATTACGACATAAGTCCACCCTTCGAGCCCCTACCAGAAACTTATGAAAGAGAAGCTCTTGAAATAGTTTACCATGCGTGCGAATGGGACAAAAGTTATTTGAGTAAAAACATGAAGGAAGATCTTCAAAATTGGATCCTGAGAAAAGAAGAAAGTATACAATTTTGTTTTATTGAAGAATTATAAAAAAATGAGTCAATATGAGATAACAGTAGTGTCAGCTACGTACAAAACTCCCGATCTCCTAGAGATTATGATCAAGAGTTTTAAGAAATTCTTAACAAAAGACTTCTCTTTAAAGTTTATAGTGATAGAAAATTCTGATTTTAATTTGGAGAAATTTTCTTCTGAAGACTGTTTAGTCTTAAAAAATCCTACTAATTTAAAAAATTCAGATGCTCACGCCGAAGCGCTAGAAATTTCTAAGTCTCACATTAATACCAATTATGTTTTTACTTGTCACAGCGATACGTGCGTTGTATCTAGCAGCTTTTTCGATGAATTAAAAAGATGTATAGAAGATAACGTCTTTTTAGCAGGAGTCTGTGAAGACAAAGCTGACAATAGAGTAAATGCCTTGCACAGTTCAGGTCTTTTTGTTGAATCTTCTTTATTTAAATCTACTTCTCTTTTTCCTGTATACCCGCACATCGACTCCGCAGACCTTTTGACAGTCTATTGTAGAGAAAACGGTCTAAAAACTCGTTTATTTAGAAATACCTACAACGACTCTTCACTTGTTGACATTTGCAATTCTCCCTTTAGAGAACTTGGAAAAGACTGCGGGATGGATAGGTGTCTTGACTCTTCTAATAAGGTAATGTTTATTCATCAAGGAAGAGGAACGCCAAAATACGATAATTCTTATTCAAATGACAAGAAAATATCTTTTTCTAAGTGGAAACAAATCTGTGACAACATTCTGAACGGCTAATTTAATGAGTAAAAAACTTTCATATTCTGAAATAGTTTCTTTTAGATCAAAAGTATCTGAAAAATTTCCAAAGCCTATTAGAAAGCCTAGAATGTGGAAGGATTATCCCACTACGGGACCCGTACTCAATTTTGGATCAGGAAAAAAAGACGGAGCTCACAATTTAGAATTACTTCATTACTATCAGGAAGTATTTTGTTGTGATTCTGATCCAAATTCAGGAGCAGATTTTTCTTCAATTGAAGAAGTTGACTCAAAATTTAGTCTAATAATCGCTGAACACGTTTTAGAGCATGTTGAAACTAATTATTTTGTTCATGAATTATCTAAAAGATTCTATGATTTGCTTTTAGATGACGGGAAATTAATAATAACAGTTCCTAACATGTATTGCTATGGAGTCTTCTTTTCTGATTTTGATCATAAGAATATTTGCGGCCATTTAGACATGGCGTGCATTATGTGTGCAAGAAATTTACAAATAAGCGACTATTTCTTGTGGTCAAAAATTAAGTACATGAATCTTCAGAATAATTTTTCAGATACTGAAAAATTTATAGAATCTTTTATAGAAAAACATTACGGTTTACAGACGGACAGGTATGTAACGTTGGTGTTTCAAAAAAATGGGTAAATCAGATTTCTTAATATTTCAAGACTATCTAGACATTTTGGGAGAAGTCAATAATCCCAATGTAGAATCCGTTGCATTTTTAGGATTTTCTTCTGAAAACGAACTAACAAGAAGAATTTTTGGAAAAATAAGACACTTTTACGATATAAGTCTTGGAAATTGGGATGTTAATACAAACTATTCTTTGAAAGAAGAATACGACTTAATCATATGTACAAGATGCGCATATTTCTGTAAGATTCCCGATAAATTACTCCTTGAATGTCAGAAAAAGCTAAAAGCAAACGGTCATCTTTTAATGGACTGGGGACTGGGTGATCATTGGAGATTTAGCAACTATAAAGTAGGGTGGGTAAGAAACGGAGAGCATGAAAATGCATACTCAAAAGACAACTTTCTGTATTCCTGCTTTTGGAGAGACAGTCTAGTAAAAGACGAACAGGTAAAGCTCTTCTGGCAGAATGTTTTGTCCATGAAAAACTCTCCCTACAGTTCAAAAGACGATCTAGCACAGGTAATAAAATCAGAAGTACCTGTATTAATTGACTACAAGACAAAAGAACTAAGAACCAGATTTCTATGGCCAGAAAAACCGCAGCTTTATATCATTACACTTGTAGATAAGTACTAAAATGACAAATTTATACAGCACGATATCTGAAGATATTCAAAAGTCAAGAGAGACAGTTAGAAATATGGGTCTCTCTGTTGGAGACAACGTATTCACAATATGCTACGCTCTTGAAAAAACAAAAAATTTAAAAGGGTCTTACGTTGAATGCGGTGTTTTTAAGGGAACCACTCTTTTAACTGCAAATGAATTTTGTAGACTAAGAAAGATAGATAGGAATTTTATCGGTTGTGACACTTTTTCAGGTTTTCCTGAGACAGAAGAAGTCAACAACAACGACAAGCCTGAGATGTTTGAAAAGCTACACAGCGAAGGAAGAATAACAAAAAATCACTATGAATTAAGCAAGAAAAGGCTAGTTTCTTTATCTAATCAAGAGCACCTTTCGACTGAGTATTTTGCAAATACTGAAAGTCTAGTGTTTTCTGAGTCTTCAAACAGGAATATAAGATTAATAAAAGGTAAATTTTCAGACACGCTGCCTTTTTTAAAAGAAGAAATAGCTGTTCTTCATATTGACTGTGATCTGTACGATCCTTATAAAATTTGCCTGGAAACTCAATTTTGCAACGTTGCCAAAGGCGGAATAATAGTTCTAGACGAATATTACTCCTTAAAGTACCCAGGAGCTAGAATAGCCGTAGATGAATTCCTCAAATCTTTAAATTCTAATACCTATGAATTAAAAATGCATCTAACAGGCGATTTTGAGAGATGGTTCATAGTAAAGAAGTAAAAAAAGTAGCTGTTCTACTAGGAGATTTTTTCTGGAGTAGCATTCCTTACGACGGAATTGAGCTTTTAGATAGACTAAAATCTCAAGGCATAGAAGCAGATCTCCTAATGTTTGAGAAAGACATTAGATTAAATAAAAAATTTGGAGACAAGGAAAGGTATAGATTTTCTACAGATATCTTTTCCAAGAATGACTCTTTGGTTGTTTTGAAAGACTGGGAAGATCTTTATAAGTGTAGCAAAAATTACAGATTAATTCTTTCCTCTGTTCACATCGCTCCAAAGACCAGGTATCCACACGAAATAAAAAGAAGCTTGAAATGCCCAGTTGCTTGCTGGGACATAGGAGGCGCGGACATCTTGACAAATGCTCCCCATTTTTCAACCTTTTACTTCGTAAAAGGAAAAATTTGGAAAAATTGGCTAGGTAACTTGGGGATAAATAAAGACAACATATTTGTCACAGGATCTCCCCATTACGATCCCTACGCAATTACCAAAGATATTAGTCTTTTCGAAAAAAAGTATCAGCTAGAGAATAAAAGAAAAATACTGGTGTGTCCCTCCAATCCAGGATCACACAAGATTCAATTCAATGAAAATATTGAAATCTTAAAAAGAATTGTAGAAGCATCAAAAGAGATAGATGCCAAAGTCATGGTAAAGACATATCCCAATGACTATCTTTTCTATGATAGTGATGAAAAGTATACAGGAGTTTATAGACGTACTTTCTCTGACGTTCCTCAATATGAACTAATAAGGTCTATGTTTCCTGAGATAATAATACTGGAGAGTCAAGATCACTTTGAAGCTATTTCTCACTGCGATTCTTTGTTTAACATGTCTGGTTCTCACGTTTCTTGGGAAACTCATTTTACAAAAAATCAGTCCTATACTTCAAATCATTCAGACAAACCTTACTATAAGTCTGTCAATTATCTAAAAGGTATTGTCTATCCGGATGACATTTATAACAAAGAGATTAAGTCAATTCAAGACGTCTTTAAGTTTGAAAAAGTTCACAAAGAAGAAAATGATTACTTTGAAAGAACTGAATCAATCCAAAAAATAGTTGAAATAGTAAAAGATATGCTGTATAATGACAAAATATGAAATTAAGCATTATATCAGAGATAGGAATTAATCATAACGGTGATTTTAGATTAATAGAAGAGCTGGTAAGGCAATCGAAATCTGGTGGTGCAGATTTCGCAAAGTTTCAACTATACGATTCTGTTAGAGTCTTTGGTGATGAATCAAGAAAGAAGAATGAATTTACTTTTAATCAAGTAAAAGACATCAAAGACATCTGTGACACATACGGTATTGAATTTTTTGCATCTGTTTTTGATGAAGAAAAATTACAGTGGTGTCTAGATCTAAACGTCAAAAACTTTAAAGTGGCAAGTAGAACACTTGTTAAAGAGCCTGATTTATTTGAAAAAATAATAAAAACAGGAATCAATTCCTATGTTTCTCTTGGCATGTGGAAAGAAGATTTATTACTTTCTACACTTCCGAACGTGTTTTATTTTAACTGTATTTCAAAATATCCGACAAGCATAAATTATCTTTCAGAGCACCAATACTATTCTTACGACAATAGAGTAGTTGGGTTAAGTGACCACGGATATGGAATATCCAATTGTTTGTATCACATAGCGCTCGGTGCAAATGTGATAGAAAAGCACTTTACTTTGAACAAATCTTCACAAGGAAATGATCACATAGGTTCTATGGATTTAAAAGAGCTATGCGATCTCAGACGAATGGGAGATGAGATCTTAATTTGTAGAAACAAGACCAAAGAATTAAAGAGGATTCCATGAAAATACTCGGAGTTATTCTGGCTAGGGGTGGATCAAAAGGCATACCAAAAAAGAATATTAAGCTACTTGAAGGAAAGCCTTTGATAGGCTATACGATTGAGGCTGCTTTAAAGACAGGACTTTTTGAAGACTTTGTTGTAAGTACAGATTCCAAAGAAATTGCAGAAGTTGCAAAGTCTTTTGGAGCAAGTGTTCCCTTCGTTAGACCTGAAGAACTGTCAGGAGACTCCGTTTGGTCAAGAGACGCGCTAAAACACGCTGTACTGGAATGTGAAAAAATATTTCACAAGACATACGACTACGTAGTGGAACTACCTTGCGTATCTCCTCTTAGAAATGAGCTTCACATAAAAGAAGCAATTGATAAGTTAGTGGCGACAAATGCAGATAGCGTCATATCTGTCTGTAAGATGCAGGACAAACATCCTGTAAGAATGAAAAGAATAACTTCCGAAGATACTTTGCAAGATTTTTGCAAGGAATTCCCAGAGGGAGAGGGTTCAAGGAGACAGGATTTAGAAGCCTGCTATATTAGAAATGGCGCAATTTATGCAATGACTAGAAAGTGCATTGTTGAGTTCTTTTCAAGAAACGGCAATGTTTCTAGACCTTATGTCATGGATGAATTGCATTCAGTCAACATAGACTCAATGATAGATTTTTATCTTGCTGAAACTCTTATTAGGCTAAAAAATGAAGGTAAAATTTGAGTGTCCCTTAGACTTTTACAGCAAAGAAGATTTATCTTCTCTCTTGCTACGACACAGTCTTGTCGTAGATGACAAAGACCCAGAAATTCTCGTCGTCAATCCAGGAACAGAAAAATTTCTCGATAAAAGACACTTTTCTAGCATAAAGTCTTTGAAGGTAGTTGCAACACCGTCTACCGGTGTGAACCACATAGATGTGAACTATCTAAAAGAAAGAAACGTAAAGACTTTATGCTTGCTTGACGATAGAGATTCGTTGGACAATATTCATGCTTCGGCAGAGTTTACCTGGATTCACATAATGAATTTGTGTAGAAAATTCAGTCTTTCTATAAAGAACGTCGATAGCTGGAGAGACAAGTCTAACGAAAATTTTCTTAGATCTAATGAATTACACGGCAAAAAAATTGGAATTATAGGTCTAGGTAGAATAGGAAAAAAGATCGCAAAGTACGCAAACTCTTTTGGGCTTGAGATATTCTACTACGACCCTTATGTCAATCAAGAACTTGCCCCCGAATACGCCAAAAAAATTAGCAATTTACATGAATTGTGTCAATGCCACATAATAAGCATTAATTGTTATTTAACTTCTGAGACCTACGGAATGATAACGTGGGGCTCTCTAGACGACTTAAAAGAAGGATCAATAGTTGTGAATACCTCTCGAGGAGAAGTTGTTGACGAGAGGTATATTTGTCACTTAATAGAAAACAAGTCTATAAGATTTGCAGCAGATGTTCTTTGCGGAGAACAAGATGTAAATGAATTAAAAAAATCAAGACTTTTAAGTCTTTCAAAGGCAAGAGAAGACGTGATAATAACCCCTCACGTGGCAGGAGCTACCATAGAAAGCCAAAAAAAAGCGCTTGAAGCCGTCATTAATCTTTCAGTAAAGGTCTAAGAATAGATGAAAGTAACTGTTGGAATTTCTTGCTATAAGCAGAAAAAGTGGCTATATCGTTGCCTCAGAAGCCTTGAGAATCAGACTTTACCAAAAGATGAATTCGAAGTTGTCATTGTAAACGACGATCCTGAAGAATCTTTGGAAGATGTTTGTGAAATTGTCAAGGATAGAATTAACGTCAGAATCATAAAAAATCCTACAAATTTAGGGCTTCCTTCGTCTTTAAATAAAATACTAAAGACTGCAAGAGGAAGATATTTTGTTAGAGTGGACAGTGACGACTATGTTTCTTCTCACTTTTTACAAACTTTATCCTTAATACTCGACTTAAACAGAACCTACCAGGCAGTCTCTTGCGACTATAGCAAGGTAAATGAGGTAGGAACTCCTATTAAAGTATGCTCTTATCAAGAAGAGCCTATTGCATGTGGAATCATGTTTACATATGAATCTTTATGCGATATTAATTTCTATGATGAAAATTTTAAAATGAGGGAAGGACATGATCTCATTGAAAGATTTTCAAATAGGTTCAAGATCTTTCATCTACCAGTATCTCTATACAGGTATAGAATGCATGAACACAACAGAACCAACAATTCTGAAGAATTAAAAATATACGATACTCTTCTTAAAGGAAAATATCAATGAACAAGACAATTGCTGTCATAGGACAGGGATTTGTAGGCGGATCTTTAAGCACTGTTTTTTCTGAAAAGGGATTTAATGTTATAGCTTATGACAAGGCTGGAAAGATTGCAAATGGAGTAAGCAAACATAGACCAAGCAGCATCAAAGATTTAGTAGATATATCAGAATCTCAGAAAGATTTTTCAGGCATTTACTTTGTTTGTTTGCCGACTCCTATGTTCGAAGATGGATCTGCAGATTTAAGCATTGTCAATGAAGTTCTTGATCAATTAGCAGAAATACCCGGCAAGAGGATAGCAGTTGTCAAGTCAACGGTGCCACCAGGATCTACAGAATCTTGGAATAAAAAGTATGAAAATTCCGAGCTAAGAGTTGTGTTCAATCCAGAGTTTTTAACTGAGAGAACAGCCTTAGAAGACATGAGAAATCAAGATAGAATAATTCTTGGAGGCCCGCGCCCTTGGATCAACCAAGTCAAGCAGATTTTTAGAATAGCTTTTAGCAACGTACCAATAGTGAAGACATCTTCGACAACTGCAGAGATGATCAAGTATCTAACTAATAATTTTCTTACAGTTAAGGTTGCATTTGCAAACGAGATGGCTCAGATTTGTGAGGCTCTCGATGCCTCCGGCCTCAATGTCGACTATGACAAGGTGGTTGAATATGCATCTTACGATGAAAGAGTAGGAAAGAGTCACTGGAATGTACCCGGACCAGATGGATATAGGGGGTATGGTGGTCACTGCTTTCCAAAGGACATCAATGCCATGATTAGTGTCGCCAAGAAGAACGGAGTGGATCCAAAAATTCTAATTGCTGCCTGGGAGAAGAACCTCGAGGTGCGGCAACCTGAGCATAGAGATTGGGAGAAGATGTCAGGTCGGGCCGTGTCAAAGAAGAGAACTTGAACTGTTACCGTCTCACGTGTTAGTATCAAAACTAACATGTCAGAAACTGAATTCCAAGTACTTCCAACAGGCAAACCGCACGTATCTTTTTCGGAGGTGAAGACCTGGAAGGATTGTTCCTACAGACACCACCTCACCCACGTGAAGAAGATCGATTTCTTCAAGCCCTCACCCGTGCTTGAGTTTGGTACAGCAGTCCACGCGTCCTGCGAGAAGTACCTACTCACTCGCGAGATGGACGTGAAGTTGTGTCACGATGCTCTTGATGAGGCATGGACCAAACACAGTGGTCAGGAAGAATTCTCAGAAAAGGCATTAAAGGTTGCCAAGACAGAGTCCGAATCAATTCTCTTGGAGGTTCCTGCCTTCCTTGACAGGGAGTTTCCGGAGTGGACTGTTGTGGATGCGGAGCATGCCCTATATGAATCAGTGGAGGGTCATCCCCACGCATTCAAAGGCTTCATCGATGGCGTTATCAAGTGCAAAGGTAAGCGAGGGGAAGACCTCTACTGGATCATCGACTGGAAGACTTCCGCGAATGGGTGGAGGCGAGAGAAGCGTTCGGATGAGATGACCAAGGCCCAATTGGCCCTCTACAAGAACTATTGGCACCAGAAGAACCCACAGGTTCCCTTCAAGGATATCAGGTGTGCCTTCGCCATCCTCAAGAAGTCGGCGAAACCTGGCCAACACTGTGAACTCTTCTCCGTCTCCATGGGTGATGTTCCCATCAAGAAGTCTCTCAAGGTTGTCAGCAACATGATCACCTCAGTCAAGCGCGGAATCGCCCTGAAGAACAGAGATTCCTGTACGTACTGTGAGTACAAGGGAACAGAACACTGCACTTGATCTAACTTTTATTACAACTTTTCATTTTTGGGTAATATAGGGACAATGCAGAATCAAAAGAAGACTATCTTATTTTTGTCGGATCACCCCTTGAGCACTTCCGGTGTTGGAACTCAAGCACGTTGGTTGATAAATGGCCTCATAAACACAGGCAAATACAGTTTTAAGTGCTTTGGAGGCGCAATCAGGCATGACAGCTACGAAACTGTAGTTGTCAACCCAGATTTCATCATCAAGCCAACAAACGGGTTTGGAGATAAGTCTCTTCTAAGAAAAACTCTTGCCCAGGTAAGACCAGACGCAGTCTTTCTCTTCACAGATCCTAGATTTTTTATCTGGACGTGGGAGATGTCTGATGAGATACACCAAATATGCCCAATAGTTTATTGGCATCTATGGGATAATCCTCCGTGGCCAGATTTTAACAGACCTCTATATGAATCTACAGATTTAATTAACTGCATTAACTATCCAACGTACGAGATGGTAAAGGAAAGATTTCCTGAAAAAACAAATTATATCCCTCATGCAGTACCAGAAGATCTATTTTGTCCAATTCCAAGCGAAGAGACGCTAAAGTTTAAATCAGCTCTCTTGGGTCAAGAAAGAATAGACCACTTTACGTGTCTGTATGTTTCAAGAAATGCAAGAAGAAAAATGGTAAGTGATATTCTTGTATCTTGGAGAGATTTTATTAATGAATTAGAAGAAAAGCACGGACACAAAAAAGCAACGCTTGTTTTGCACACTGATCCCATGGATCAAGAAGGAACTAACCTTCATCAGGTCATAGACCTTCTGGAGATAAAGGACAATATCGTCTTTTCAAAAGATAGAATTGGATTTCATGAAATGAAATCCCTTTACAACGTATGTGACACAATCATCAATAGGAGTTGCAATGAAGGTTTTGGGCTCCCCACTCTCGAAATGATGATGTGTGGAAAGCCCATCATCGCAATTAAGACGGGTGGTTTAACTCGTCAAGTTGAAGATCCAGAGACAGGTGAGCAGTTCGGAATCGGAATGGAACCAGAGGTCAGAACGATGGTAGGAAATCACATGGTTCCTTACATCTATGAAGATTTTGTCTCTCATGAAACTGTCAAGAATGCATTCATGAAGATGTATGAAATGGGGTCTGAAGCACGAGAATCTCTTGGTCTAAGGGCAATGGAAAGAGCAAGAAGTGAATACAGTCTTAAAAAAGTCGTCGATGATTGGGATAGGACTTTAAGCGATACAATAGAGAAGTGGAATTCAAAGGAAAATCCACTGTGGAAGGCCATTGAACTATGAATCTATTTGAAATGACAAGCAAATCAGAAAGAAAGAAAGTCTTACTCAGGGGACCAGTTCTTACCCAATCTGGGTACGGTGTACACACAAGGCAAGTTGCAAAATGGCTGTTCGATAGAGACGACCTTGACGTTGAAGTTCAAGCTCTTCCCTGGGGTGACACTCCGTGGTTAATTGATAAAAATCTATATGACGGATTTGTCGGCAGGATTATGGAAAGGACAGTGGATCCCACGGGCAAAAGATATGACGCTACCGTTCAGGTTCAATTACCAAATGAATGGGATACTCAATTTTCCAATACAAACATTGGAATTACAGCTTCTGTTGAAACAGATAGATGCAATCCTGAGTGGGTAAGTTGTTGCAATAAGATGTCTTTAATCATTGTTCCTTCTTTGCATGCAAAAAGCAGTTTGTGCAATACTGGTAAAATTTTAACTCGTATCGAAGTAATTCCCGAAGCTTATTCAAACGCAATTCTTAATTTTAAAGAGACTAGAGTTGATGAATTAGATTTTTCTACTAGCTTTAATTTTTTAATTTTTGGACAAATAACTGGGAACAATCCAGAAAATGAAAGAAAGAACATCTTTTATACAGTTAAGTGGTTGTGCGAAGTTTTTTCCAAGGACCCGGACGCAGGCATCGTAATAAAGACAAATTCTGGTAGAAATACTTGTATTGATAGAAGATTAATGCAACAAACTTTCGAAGCCTTGATCAAGGAAGTAAGAAAAGGCCCATTCCCAAGAATTCATTTAATTCACGGAGACATGTCCGACGAAGAAATTAGCTCTTTGTACAGACATCCCAAGATTAAATGTCTAGTTTCTCTAACAAAGGGAGAAGGGTACGGATTACCAATTCTTGAAGCTGCAGCGTCAGGTCTTCCTGTCATGGCAACGAATTGGTCGGGTCACAAGGACTTTTTATCTCACGGAAAATTTATCGAAATCGACTACAAGCTTTCTGAAATTCATCCCTCTAGAGTCGACAACAGAATTTTTATGAAGGGGAGTAAGTGGGCAAATGTAATAGAAGACGACTTTAAGAAAAAAGTCATGAAGTTCAGATCAGCTTCGACCATTCCAAAGGAATGGGCAAAAGATCTAAGAGAAAAAATACAAAAGAAATATTCAATAGAAGCTGTAAAATCTTTATACGAAGAAGCTACAAGAGGCATGATGTAATGATAGAAATTGTTTCAGTATCATTTTTTTTGATTGCGTCATTTCTAGCCATAAGTCTAAAAAAGAACATAGAGCTTATGGAAAAGATAGACGAAATACAAGAAGCTCTTGAGAATTCTTTAGAAATACTCGAAATCCAATCCAAAAAGATCGAGCAAAAAGCTAAATTAGAGGTTTTTTCTGATGAACCCGTTGTGAGAAACTTAATAAAAGACATCATAGAATCAAAAAATGCTGTCGTACGAGTTGCAAAATTACTAGATGATTCTATGATTGAAGATTCAATAGAAGGCAAAGAAGAAGAATGAAAACAAGAATAGCAAAAAAAAGAAAGGAGAAAAAGATAGAGAAAGTCTCCGAAGAAATTAATAAAACTCCTGAGAAAAAGGAGACCAAAGAGGAAAAAGACAAACTCAAACTTTATTTCAACTCAGACACCCAAGATGCAATTGTAGCATATCAGTCAGAAAATTTAAAGAAAGAAAAAGACAAACTCTACGTAGAGAAGATACTACCAGCATTCAAGAAGTTAGTTGAAAATCTTATCAACATTCATAAGTTTACTGGGATGCATGACACATATGAAGAGCTTAAGAACGATTGTGTCAATTTTCTATTCGAGACTATCCACAAGTTTGATGCATCGAGAGGAACGAATGCTTTTTCCTACTTCAATGTCGTTGCCAAAAATTGGCTTATTATAAAGACGAAACAAAAGTCACAGAGAACAAAAAAGAGCGTAAGTCTAGATGATCCTCAGTCACTTACGACTCATGAATCTCTAATAATAGAGGAATACAATACTGTAGAAGCTCAGGATCTTTTCTTTGAATCTGGTGGTACAGTTGAAGGCACTATCGGCCTCCTGTACGAAATTAGGTCTAGAGTGAAAACAGAAAACGAGCTGACTTGTATTAATGCAATAATTACAATTTTTGAGAATATTGACGAGATTGACCTCTTGAATAAGAGTGCAGTTTTACTCTACATGAGAGAGCTTTCAGGTCTTTCTCCAAAGCAACTTACAACAGCAATGCAATCCATAAAGAGAAGGTATAAAAAGTCTAGAATCGACTTTAGAGATATCTGATCTAGGAGAAGTCAAATATGAAAAAAGACAAGACAATGACTTTAGACGAAAAAATCAAAGATTTTTCTGATCTATTGCAACAGCTGGACGGTGTAACTGATAAGAAAAAAAGACTCTGGAAAGAGATTTATGAAAATGCTGTAACTGATAGGCAGAATGCATACGTCTTGTTCACTACGCTCGTGGAAATGGTTCAAGACAAAAGCACTGAGCACGCCATTCATGGAAAAACAATGGCCACCTACATAGAGAGAATGAGTCGAGCAAATGATCAAATCATAAAGCTCGCAGAATTAGTTTCAAAATCTGAGCAAAAGCAAGAAGAAGAAATTGACGCGGAAGAAATGTTTAAAAAGATAGGATCTTGATTGAATGACTCTTAAATCTTCTACGAAGACAAAATTTTCTGACAATCTTCGACAAATAGCAGAAGGAAGTTTTGATTCTGACAATTACATACATTCTCCTCCTGCAGCCTCCACATTTGTCAGAATGATAGTTCTGGATGTCATCTCTGATCCTAATACGTCTCTAAAAAGCGAGAACAAAAAAACTGAGTGGCAATCTCTGGGCATCTCAAACATGAGATATGCAGATACTCTCCCTAGAAACACAATAATTGCAAAAAAAATTGGAGAAGACGTCAATCCCATGTTTGTCTTCCCATTTTTTCCTTCACACCTATCCATGCCTTGCAAGCCGGGAGAATGCATGTGGGTGATGTTTGAAAAGCCTGACGCCGTTCAATCTGACATGGCATTCTGGTTCTGCAGAGTGGTCGAACCTCACATATCAGACGATGTAAATCACACTCACATTGGAGCTAGTCTTGACGTTGGAAACTCTCTCACCATGCAGGAAAGAGCACAAAGAGAGAAATCGGGAGATCAAGACTCTCAAAAAATTAGAGAGCTGAGAAATGGACCAACAATAAAAGTTGCAGGAGAACGCCGAACTTCTATCGACAATCTTTTTCTTAAGGGTGAACCTGAAGACATCTTTGAAAAACTGATAACTCAATCAGACGCATCTAAGCTGATGTCTTATGCATCAATTCCAAGATTTAGAAAAAGACCTGGAGATGTGGTTCTAGAAGGAAGCAATAATTCTCTCGTGGTCTTGGGAACAGACCGTCAGGGGCCTATAGCGAAGACTAGATTTGATTCAGGAGCTATAGACATAGTTGCTGGTAGAGGGCAGACAAAGAAGACGTCTGGAAAAGAAACCTCGACCTTTAGCATCATAGGATCGGGCCCAGACAAAAGAGGAAAAGATTTAAAGGAGTTAAAGAAAGAGCTAGAAAAGAATATCGACGACCTCGTACCAGAAGAAGGAGACCCTGACTTTGATAATGACAGAAGTAGAATTTTAGTCTCTCAAAGAACCGAGGTCGATAAGAATTTTAAGCTATCTAGCTATAACAGCAAATTTTCAAAACCTGACTTGAAAGACTCAGACACAGGAGATGCAGCAATCATTATAAAGTCTGACAAAATTAGAATGATTGCGAGATCTGACGTGGAGATACTGGTTACAGGATTTGATTCTGGAGAATCTGTCGATAAAAAAGACATAAAAAATGAAAGCGGAGACACTAAGAGATGGTCTTCGATAGTCATTAAATCAAATGGAGATATCGTGTTTACACCTTCAGAAGAAGGTGTCATTAAGCTTGGCGGCGAGGAAGCAAATCTTGCTGTTCTTTGTGAAAAAGCAACCGTTGCAAAACCTGGTCTAGTAACATGTCCGGGAGGTATAACTGATACTATGGGTGGAAAACAAGGAATTTCTCCTGAGGGTGGGACAAGTCTCGGAACTTTTGCAAAGAAAGTTTTAATGAAGTAGTCTCTGGCAACAAAAACTACGTACTCTAAGTTAAATTGATCGATAGTTAAGCTGTATGGCAGCTTATAGCTTTAAAAGCGTTGGAAAGACAAGAGAGCAAATTGCAGAAGAAACTCCTGAGGTTTCTCGCATACCTTTTGGAATTAAGACACCGCTAGCGCTCGGAACTAGCGAGGGCATATTTGCTATGAACTATAGCTTGGCAGACCAATTTGCTGACAATCTAAAAAATCTTTTACTGACAAATTGGGGAGAAAGATTAGGACATTATGATTTTGGAGCAAATTTAAAGCCCTTGACTTCAGAATTTGTTTCTCAAGATTCTTTTGATACGGAAGCAATTGACAGAATAAGAAACGCAGTACAAAAGTGGATGCCTTTCATCGACCTAGAAGACTTTTCCTCTACAGTAGATAGAATTGAAAATAAAAATACGGCAATTATTAAGATTACAATCACATACAATATACCCGCACTTGAAGTGACAAAGAAATCTCTTCAAATAGTCTTGTATGTTATGTAACAGATATTTTATTACCTGATAGGACATGAAATGGCTATTGAAGATAACAAAACTGCTCTTAAATCGGTAAGGCAAAGAAATTACCTTGCGAGAGATTTTGATGGTTTTAGAGCTGTCTTGCTGGAGTATGCTAGACAATACTACCCTGATAGAATTCAAGATTTTTCTGAGTCTTCTCTTGGTGGTCTTTTCTTAGACATGGCCGCGTATATTGGCGACAACATGTCGTTTTATCTAGATCATTTGTACGGAGAGCTACATAACGACACAGTCGTAGAGACCGTAAATATAGAGCGCGCTCTCAGAAATGCAGGAGTCCCGATCGTAGGTGCATCTTCTGCGATAGCTACGATTGACTTTTATGTAGAGATACCGGTTCTGGGAGATGGATCATTAAACCCAGACCCAGTTCTTTTACCGACTATTAATGCAGGCACTACAATTCAATCTGAAAACGGCATAGAATTTTCACTGCTGGAAGACGTTCAGTTTTGGGATGTCAATCCTGTTACAGGAGAGATTTCTGTTTCGAGTACTGTAGAAATTATCAACGGAAGAAGAATAACCGGAGAAGTTGTAACAAAAATTCTAAAAAAGTCGGGTCTGTGTACGTCCGGTGTTCAGACTACCGACACATTCACGATAGGAAATTTCGTACAATTCAGAAGATTATCTCTCAATAATTCTAATGTAACACAGATAATATCTGTGACAGATGCTCTTGGCAACACATATTATGAAGTTGAAAATTTAACACACGATGTTGTTTACAAAAATGTTCTTAACAATACGACCAACGCAAACGCACTGGGACTTGTCAAGGACAATCTTAAGGTTATTCCTGCTCCGTATAGATTTGTTAAAGAAGTGTCTTTGAGAGACAGAAAAGCAACTCTTGTTTTTGGTGGAGGCACAGCGGATAATTTAGAAGACGACGTAATACCAGATCCCTCAGAATTTTCTATACCGTTGCCTTACTCACAAGTTTTTTCAAGAGTTCCTGTAAATCCCCAGAAAATGTTACAAACTTCAACTCTTGGAGTTGCTGCATCAAATACAACCCTGTCTGTAACTTACAGATATGGAGGCGGACTATCACATAACGTCCCGGCAAATACAATTAGAAGTATTACTAATATTTTAGTTTCTTTTCCTTCAAACCCTTCACCTGGTCAGCAAGCACAGATCAGAAGCACAATAGAAGCAACCAATCCACTCCCTGCCTCTGGTGGTGAAGATGCTCCAACTGCAGAAGAACTCCTAGCTTTAGTTCCAACCATCAGAAATTCTCAAGAGAGAATAGTAACTAAAGAAGATCTCTTGTCAAGAGTATACACGATGCCAAGCAATCTTGGAAGAGTCTTTAGGGCATCAATAGTAAAGAACCCAGACAATCCCTTGGCTTCTCGCCTCTTTATAATATCAAGAAATACAGAAAATCAATTGATAACTTCTCCTGACGAACTAAAGATAAATCTAAAGAGATATCTTAGTTCATATAGAATGATATCGGATGCAATCGATGTAATGGATGCTGGTGTAATAAACCTTGAGATTTTCTTTCAAATAGTAGTAGATCCTTCACTTAACAAACAGCTAGTTTTACAGAGCATAATAGCAGATCTTAAGTCCCAATTCTCAATAACTAATTTTCACATAGGACAGCCAATCGTTATATCAGATATCATCTCGACAATTTTTTCAAAAAAGGGAGTTATCTCTGTAGATTCAATAAAAATTAACAATCTTTACGGAAACGTAAAGAACAGGCAATATTCTCCCGTGATATTCGATGTACAGTTGAACACTAAGAATCAGATCGTTTATCCCCCGGAAGGTGCAATTTTTGAAATTAAGTACCCAGACATCAATATCGTGGGTAAATGCGTCACTAACCTTTGATAGGAAAAGATATGTTTAAAATAGTCAAAGCAGACAAAGACGCCTACATTACAAACAAGGTAGTTAGAGGAGAAAGAAAGAACAACTCAAACACCGGAGGGGCAGGAACTCTTGACCTGTTTAAACTTTACGGATCTACTTTTTCAGGATCTTCTCCAAACACAGAAATTTCAAGAATTCTGATTCACTTTGATCTTTCTTCTATAAAGTCTCTTGTGAAACAAGGTAAGCTGGATGTAAGTGACTCCAGCTTTTGGTGCAAAGTACACTTAAGCGATGTCTACGGTGGACAGACAACTCCCAGCAATTTTGATGTCAGTGTTTTTCCTTTATCTTCGTCATTTGACGAAGGAGTAGGAAAAGACATATCTTATTTCTCTGATTACGATGCCTGCAACTGGATTACTGCTTCGTTAGGAAATAGTTGGTATTTACCGGGATGCAATCTTTCGGTTGACGCGACTAGCGCAGGAGACTACATAACTAGTTCAGTAAGCATACCAAACACAGAAGTCACACAAAGATTTCAGAGCGGTGAAGAAGAGCTTCTAGTAGATGTGACAAAGATAATGTCTGCCACGCTTACCGGGGAGCTTCCGGATAGTGGTCTCAGAATAAGTTTTAAAAATTCAATTGAAGACAATAATCAAACTTATTTCGTAAAAAGATTTGCCTCAAGGACAGCATATAGCGAATTAAAAAGACCGAGACTGACGATCGGATTTGACGATTCAATCTCAGATGATTCACAAAATCTAACTTTTGATACAAACTGCAATCTCAATCTTTACAACTACGCTGCAGGATCTCTGAGCAACATCCTTTCAGGCAGTTCTTTGTCAGAAGTAACTGGGAGCAATTGTGTTGTACTCAGTCTTCTTACAGAAGTTTCAGGAGGATTTTATAAAACTCAGTTTTCTGGTTCTCAATTTTCTTTGGGTTCGACGTACTTGACAGGAACATATTCCTCTGTCGTGAACCTCTCTTCAAACGACCCCGTTATAAAAACAAAGATATTACAGTCTGGATCCGTAGATTTCACCCCGGTCTGGTCTTCTATTGACGGAACAGTCGATTACTTGACAGGAAGCACTCTTACTTTTTCGTCTCCGCATCGTAACTCTACTAGAAGCATAAAGAACTATACTGTCACCATCACAGATATCAAAGATTCGTACTTTGACAACGAAGAACAGACGGTGAGAGTCAACATATTTGATGCATCCCACCCAGGAATTAAGATTTCTAAGCTCCCAGTAGAGTCTCCACGTGCTGTAATAAGAAATGTTTTTTACCAAATAAGAGACGCTGTATCGGGAAATACAATAGTCCCGTTTGATGAAGAGAAAAATTCAACAAGAATCTCGAGCGATTCAAGCGGTATGTTTTTTAATCTTGACGCTTCAAATTTGTCTCCTGGTCGAACTTATGTCATAGATGTTCTAATATCTCACAATGGGATCAAAAAGCTGTTTCGAGACGTCTCCCCGATTTTTAAAATCGAAAGATCTTTTTATGCATCTTGAAAGGAGAAATAAATGACAACTAGATCCAACTCTCCTTTTGTACCTTCTTTCATAAAAAGCTCAATTAGGGACACCAGGCCCATACAGCTAAGCTACTCAGACTTTAATCTTTCGGACTCTAACAGCGAAAGTGAAAATTCTTTTAAATACGATCCACTAGACTATCCATTAAAAAGCACACAGCAGATAAATCTAGACTGGTCGAAGTTTGAAAATCATACATTTTTCTCTTCGGCAGAGGTCAAAGTTAACGAAGCATTCAATAGAATCATTAATGGTTATCCCTTTGATGGAACAAAAAAAGAAGTAGAAGAATTTTTAGATTCTCTTACGGGATATGAGAAGTGGGTATTTGATTCTTTTCCTACGTGGTCGGGAGCTCTTCACTTTTCTGGCACGCAAGTAGGAGAAATTCCTTCATCTAACAGCGGCAACTGGATATCTGTCAAGGATAAATCTGGAACGTTGTATCCCGACCTCGCAAAGAACAAGAAGGGAGAGCCCGTATTAAATCCCGGGGATGGTGATTCTCTTTCTTTGGAGATTTTACTATTTTTACCAACAATTACGAATGACACACAGATTGTAATTCAAAAAACATCGTCACTGATAGATGGTTTTACTTTTTACCTAGAGCCCTCTTCATCGACAGAATACACAAATGCTGTATTCTGCGTTGCTTCCGGATCTGTAAGAAATAATGTTACTGCAACACTAGCAAAAGGCAAATACAATCATCTATGCTTAATTCTTAACAAACAAGACACAAGGGAAGATGTCCTACAGTTCTATGTAAACGAAACTCTTGCCTCACAAAGTTTCAATTCTTTAAGAATTAAAAAGTTAAACATAGACAATTCAAACTTCTTGATAGGGTCAGGCAGCTCCTTCTATTCAGGTGATACACTTGTTAGTCCAACTCAAACTCTAAGCGGAACGATGGATGAACTAAGAGTTTTTCACTCTGTCAGAGATGAAAAAACTCAAAAACTCTTCTCTTCGATGGGTCTATACTCGACCCCTGATTTGAAGCTATATTATAGATTTAATGAACCCTCCGGTTCTCTTTCTTTGAATGGAAATTCTTCAATTGATTCAATTGTCCTTGACAGTTCTGGTAATTCTTTGCATGCAAATGTGAATAATTTCAATAGCGATCTTAGAATTAATGCATCTGACCAAGAAGGTAACCTGCTTGTCAATGAAAGAAGCGACTTTCAAAAAATATTATTTCCTGCTTACTCTGAGATTTTAAATCTAAACGCAAGCTTGCTCTTGTCAGCAAGCAACTTCGACAGAAATAATCCCAACAATATTATTAAATTAATCCCGCAGCACTATCTTCTCGAGGGTGCTTCTCAGGATGGATTTAACACGATCGAAGGAGAAGGAGGTAGTCCTTACGGAGGAGAAGGGATACCGGGTCAAGGAAAGAGAGGCTCTGTACAGATAATTCTGTCTTTTCTTTACATTTGGGCAAAATTCTTTGATGAGATTAAAACTTACATAGACGCTTTTGTGACTCTCAAGACGGTAAGCTACAACGACGAAGAGAGCATACCAGACAACTTTCTAGAAGACATGATTAGACACTATGGCTTCTATCTTCCTAAGTTCTTTAACAATTCTACAGTTGAACAATTTGCTGAGGGTCAGGCAATAGAGGGTTTAACAAATTTTGAAACTCCGCTAAAGAAGATACAATCAATTTTAACACGAAGAGTGCTAATAAACATGCCTGACATCATCAGGTCAAAAGGTACTCAACACAGCATAAGATCTTTCTTGAGATCGATTGGAATAGATCCTGATAACAGCATTAGAATAAGAGAATACGGTGGATCATCCATAAAGCAGCTGTCTTCATCAAGAGAAAAGAGGATAGAGTCGCTTGCGATGGTCGATTTTCTAACTTCTTCCCTCGTAGTTACTTACCCGCTATCGTCTTCTAGAGTTGAACCTGGGTTCCCTTTACCGAGAGGTAATTTTTATAAAAATGATCTTGGCGTCAATCTAGGAACTGACTATCAATGGGACGGTCTATTGACGTCGGGCTCTTGGAACATGGAGGCAATATTCAAAATTCCTCCCCAAAAATTATCTCAAGCGACAAGCGCAGAAGGTCAATCTATCTTTAGGATATTTGTAACGGGCAGCAATGTTACGTCAGGTCCTGGTCTTATTGCAAACGTTGTAGCCGTACAGAACAAAGAATATCCAAAGCAGCCTGCATCCATCAAGGCATTCTTGAGACCTGGCATGTCGTCTAATTCTCCCGTGCTTTCTCTCAACATTGACATGAGAGGAAAAGGAATATTTGACGGAGACGTCTGGAATGTGTCGCTCGGATGTAAAAGAAACGACGAAATAGAATCAGACGTTTCTTCTTCTTACTATCTCAGGGTTGGAAAGTGTGAATCAGGAGAGCTTTCAGATGCTTATGTTACCGCATCATACTTTCAAGAAGACCCAGCTAACGCTGGGAATATTTTTAGAACTGGATCGATACAGTACAATTCTTCGGGCTCCTTTATATCGATTGGATCTAATCAGACAATTCCCGAAGGAATTGGATACCTGTTCTTGAATGACACGCTAAACGTCGACGACGTTGCAAGAACGACAGAATTCGTAGGCAGAGCTGGTAATCTTAGATTTTGGACAAAATCTATGACTGCGGAAGAGTGGAAAGAGCACGTAAGAAATCCGAAGTCTGTTGGTGTCAACAATCCCTTAGTAAACTACAATTTTATCAATAAAGCTTCAGGATCTTTCCAGAAGTTACGTCTGGACACGCTTCAAAAGCAACCTCAAAAAAACTCAGACAATCTAGGAAATATACAGTTTCTTGATTTTAGCAAGAATAATTTGGAAGCTACAGGCAGTGGTTTCTCACCTGGAGAAAAGGTTCTCTCTGGAGAGATATTCAACTATTCATATCTTTCTCCGTTCTTTGATGAAGCCGCAACTGACGACAAGATTAGAATCAGAAGTTTTGAGAGCAACGATCTAATAGAAGAGAATCCCTGGGCAATACCGGCGCCCAGCTTCTTAAGTAACGAGAGATTCTTACAAGAGGAGCCCGTTGACGACTTAAGGCTATCCATCGAATTTTCAATGGTAGACTCTCTAGACAAAGACATAATCTCCATGTTCTCGTCATTTGACGCTTTGAATAATGCGCTAGGCGCACCAGAGCTGATGTTCTCACCAGACTACCCAGACCTTGAGAGACTGAGAGACGTCTATTTCAACAGACTCTCAGGAAAACCAGATTTTAGAAAGTTTCTCGAGTTTTATCGATGGTTTGATGTATCGATGTCGTCTTTCATCGAACAGCTCATACCAAGCAAAACTCTTTACAAGGGAACCAATTTTGTAGTTGAGTCTCACGTTCTTGAAAGGCACAAGAACACGTACAGACACAGCGACAATTACCTCGGAGATAGGCAGGTAATAGAAGACAGCTTATTGGTTCAACAAATTGTCGGAAAGCTAAAGAAGTACTAGGCCATGAGTCAGCAACCAAAAAAGATAGACTTTATCAATATTGACTGTGAAAGTAATTACTTTAACACGAGAGAACAGATAGAGATAAGACGAAATCGAAGCTTCCTAGAAACCACGTCTCCGTCAAGAATTTCTGGGTCAAATGCAGTTTCGGGTCTAATGTCCAGAAAGAGGATAGTTAAAGATGACCTGGAGTACGGCCACAGCCTTTACTTGACAAGCTCGACTGTCACAGATGCGAGCGGTAATGATAGAAAAATTCTAGCATCTTCAAATGACTATCTGATATCTGGGAGCATAGACTCCTACAAGAACGGAATAGAAATAACGCAGGAGAAGCACTGGACGGCTGGTGTTGCCAAGATAACTGCCGGAACACCGGGTCACTTGTACGATTCTCAGAGATATGGATACACAGATTTTGACATACTGTCTCCTGACGTCTACTACGAGGTAGAGACTTTCAATCCTGTCACTTTTGTTGAAATCGGAGGTAGTTCAAATAACATAGTCTACCCCATAGTCACCTCCAACAGCAATCAAGAAGAAAATCTCGTCTTAAACGGAATCATAGAGCCTTTCCCGATAAGACCTGTAATTTCAAATTCTTCAATTAATTTCCCATTCGAGCCGCACGCGACCCGCGGAGAGTTCGGAAATGGAAACACCACAATTCTTCTGTACTCAGATCAAGTGTTGTCGGTCGACTACTTCGAACCATCAAGGACAAATAAGTCGCCCTATTTCGATGCAGTAGATCTGATCGGAATGCCAGATGAAAACGGGGGCGGCGTGATTGTTGGTCCTTCGCTAGGATATGCTTCAACTGGAGAGAACGGCATCTCATTCTTTGAGGATGCTCGCTATACGAGGGGAGAAAAACCGAATTCTTCCTACACGGAAGACTTGATATCTGCTCTTGAAGATCTTCCGCCCGGTGGAACCACTTACGTAACATCGAAGGAAAGATCTGCAACTTGTGGATTTACCTATGATCAGGCTGTAAAAGGGACGGATTCAATTGCATACGGCGGATACTTGAGAAGTGAGTCTAAAAAACAAAACAGATCAATTATAAAAGCTAGGGATGAAAGATCTTTTCTCTCGAGCGGCGCAACATTTAACGACTTATCTACCGTGAGTTTTATTGCGCAGAGCGTAGAATATCCCTCAATGATTCCGTCGTCTTTTCTTTCTTCTTCTATAACAGCTTTGTCAAGTTCTGCATCTGAAATATGCCGTGGAGGCGGGATAAGAGTTCAAAGAACTACGAAACCTGGATTATTTGATTCCGCATTAAATGACAGCATAATTCTTACTGAAAGAGACGTTAATCCATGAAGCCTTTTTCTGAATATGCAAGATTTGAGCAAGGTAATTTAAATGATTCCTTTTATGCAACGGGGTCTGCCGGACCAATTGGTGAAACACCAGGCAGCTTTTCTCGCTCTCTTTTAAGCAAAGAGCAGATCAAGATGTCATTTAATATAGCAGCAAAGACTTCAATGCTGCCTAGCAGTTGCAGCATTTATTACTTTAACAAGACATTAAAATCTTGGAACATACCGGCACGCAGCACAGGAGATCACGTCGGCCCTTTTAATAGATTTGCAATAAATACTCAATGGAGTCCAGCTTCTGGGACATTAGGAGATGGTTATACAGTAGGCTCTCTTATTATTGAAGACGCAAAGGGATTTGATTGTTACGGTCATCCTGTAATGTCAGGAAGTCTTGACATATACAGACAAGTCACAGAAGCTGATGCTGGTGGACTGGGCCGCTCAAACTCAACGTCTCGCTATGTTGGATCACAAATAATTGGAAATAAGATACGTGACGCGCAAGGGCGGCGCGGCGCGAGCGTAATTGATGCATTGCTCGAAGATTTCCCAAAGTCAGTTCAAAGATCTGAAATTTATGATGCTTCTAGTGATGAGACTTTTGAACTTGACATAGACAGACCGTTCTTATTGGAAAAAGCGGTATTTGAAATACCTTTTTGTTTGGGAGAATCCTGGTTCCAGGATAGGACTGTTACGTCTTTGGCGACCGCAACTGGGACTTACTTGCCAACCAATACTCAAATAAAACAGAATTTGTATATTGATTCGGGAGGACCTGCTTTAACGCTCTCGCTCTTTTGCCAAAAAAAATACGGTCAAAGCAACATAAGAGACTTAGTTGCCAAAGGGACCATAACACACTTACAAGATTCAAAGTTGACCGCAATAGCAAGGAGGCTTCCTCCGGAATCTGCAGAAAGAGGAGCTTATGCAGTCGTCGTCGAGCCCTACGGGCTAAGAAGCCCAAATGCCACTATTTATCAACCTTCTGCAAATTCAGCTTTTACAGGATCTATAACTGTAAAAACTGTAGCCAACATATCAAATGGCGTAAACGGACTCTCTCTTGCCGTGTGGTATATGACTTCAAGCATTCCAAATGCAGCAGTTGATGCTTATAAGCAGCCACAGTTTGGGCGTGAAGTTTATTATTATCGTGAGATAATGGATAAGTATAGAAAGATCGTTTGGGAACCTGAATATTTTGGAAATAAAACTTTTTCGCTCTCAACTTTTGCTCAAAGTCAGCTTTCTATCGTTTCTTCTATAGATCCGTTTGGCAGAGGAATGACAGGATTTGCTCCCAGCGGAGGGTCTATATTCGGAGGAGAATACACATCCAGTCAGGCTTTTAGCAAAACAGGAGACCCGACTATTTTAAACCCTTATTACTCAGAAAATTCTACTGAGGTTGATAGATCAACAGCTTACGGTAACTTAAAAGAATTTTTCTCTCAGCTTGACATCGATATTCAAAGCTATGTTCCCAATTATAACGGTGTGCCTGTAGACCTGCCATACTCCACCACGTTCACGCCCCAAGCTTGGATTTACAATGTATACCCATCTGAAGTATTTTCATCAAGTAAAGACGCTCCCTATCTCTTAAATCCTGGAGATAAGTTAGTTTTGGCAATATCAAAAACAAGACCTGCTGTATCAGCAAGTGGTCACAATATTAACAGCGCTGCAGACGCAAACACAGGAAATAATGTTTTAACAAAATTGATTCCGCTAGTAGGCTCAGTTACAGGTCATGATGTGACTTTGAATACTGGTAGTATTAATATGACTTTCTACGGATCATATGTAAGAGCAGGAAACAGCTACATACCATGAGTTATGAAAAAGTCTACACAGATGTCGTCAAAGACGTAATAGGAAATGATCCCGTCTTAGATCAGTTTGACACTTATTACGAAGCATCCTTTTACGGAACGATGCAGGACGACTTCGTCACAGGCACAATAGTGTCAGAAGTTGTATCCGATTATACGAGATCTAAGTCAGAGAAAAAAGACAGAATCTTCGTCACTGGGTCTAGGGGACGACTTTTTAGCAAATACTACGCAGAATCTTTTCCCGCGCTTGATTCAACGTACGGATCAGACGCCGTGAGAAGTATTCCAAGACTTTCTTATAGGTTGGTCCCCTGGCATGAAAAGACTTCGACTACGTCGTACAGAATCAATCAACACTTCGATCCAAGTGAAAGATACTACGATTCTTGTCTGCCCAACATACCGGAATGTCTAGGGGCAGAAGGCTCTAGAGTGTGGACTAGCCAAAATTCGGAGCACACAGTCTTGTCTCCGTACGGCACCACCGTGACGGGCAGCGGAGGATATTTAATATTTAACTCACTTGTTCAAGACAGATCGGGCGAGGGATACGACACTGACCCGACCGTCAACAACAGCTGGACGTGGTCGTTCCCGTTCGAAGGGAAATATAATCCCGAAAAGAGATTTGTAGGATTTGACAAAACTCTCGGATTGAGATCAACTCTTTCTGCAAGATTGCCTGTTTACGACAAGCGAGAGAGAGAATTTAAAAGCTTTGACTCTGGTTCAATTGAAACAGACGCGACACCCGTAGATCTTGTAGAATTTAACAAGACGTTAAAAATAGACAATTTCTTTCCGTTGCTTCCCGGGTACAACGAAAACGCGAGAAATTCACTAAGAATAAAGTCAAATATTGAAGGATCTCTAGGCACTGGCAAGATAAGACCGGGCTGGTACGGACCAGAAACTGGAGAAGAATGGAATTACAAGAGAATAGCCGACACGTCTTACGGCTATTCTCTTTTAGTGCCCGGAGATGTCAATCTTTCGAAATTTTCTGACAGAGATTTTCTTTCAACATATGCTAATGCAGAAGCCGGTTCGATGCTGTTGACACAGTCAATGGGTACCGACGACATCATAAAATTTTTGTTTGGATTTGGAGACGTTAACAATATAACGTACGGAAAGAGAACCTTCGATCCTACGAAATTTATTTTGTCATACAAGCTAGACCTAGAAACCATACCAGACGGAACTCCTGCAGATCAAATACCGAGCTATGAAGAAGAAGGACTTAAAGTAAGCTGGTCTGCAAGCAACGTTTCAGATCCTGATTGGTCATTTCCATGGGTGGTGACAAGCTATAAAACCGCAGACTATCCTTATCAAGGCGATCTATACAATATTGTAAGTGGAACAACCTCCACAAAGGGAATAGCATGGAGAAAGCAAGAAGGAGGAAATAAGATTCTTCTGTCGAATACTTTGACAGATTACGGCGGTCTAATGAGCTCAGAAGACAATAAGTCACCAGTCATTGTTGACATAACTTCTTCTTATCCGTGGAATTTTAGCTATGACAGAGCCATTGCAGGAAGATATAATTACGGTTCATTGACGTGCTATTTTGGTGCCTATCCTGGAAATCCTTCGGGTGATGTTATAATTGGAACAAATTATGGCCCTGATAGAACTTTTGATCATGTTTCGGGATCGTCATCTACATTAAATACATTTGTCACAATGTCAAATTATAACTTTAAGGAGAGCTATTATCCTGGTTTTGAATATGGGTCGCCTGGGTACGGATTGTCTTACCCGCCTGATAATCTGGGAGATTATCTTCTTGATCCCGGCGAATATAGATTTATATTTTTATATACTCTTGCGCTACCAAATGATCCTCCTCTCGCAACATCAGACCCTCAAGCTGCTGCAATTGATAACTTCAAGATCTTCACATACAGAGAAGAATCGTTTCCTGTCGTAGATAACAGCAGAATAGGTGGCAATAATTACCCGAAATTTAAAGGGTATAGAACAGACGACAGATTAAATCCAATTCTTTCTGGTACGTCAGCGTTCAACACTGAGTACCTCGTGTCTGGTTCAGCGGCCACCTCAAAATCAATAGTATTTGGAATATCGCCTGAAATCAGAGGATGGAAGTACGGTCTATTCAGCGGCCTCCCCGTAAACTCAAAGGTGATATTCAGGAGAGACAAGTTCGGACAATTCAGAGACATGCTCGAGCAACGTCCTTATACGAAGTTTATAAACGTAAATTCGTCCGTCGTGGACGACGACGCCATGACGAACGATAACTTCAACAATCAGACAGATTCAAAGTTGACGATACTAAAAGAGATAACACAGATAGGACCTCCTGCCGCGGAGGTCAATTTCATACGCCAGCGCTACAAGAAAGACGACAGAGGGATTGGTTATATATACAACGAGAAGGTGAACCCCGCAAGAACCTACTCACAGAACCTCAGCCCAGAAGTGACCTCTTCCCTTCCGTACTTCGATGGAGAAGCAAAGTTGAGGCAGGAATCTGATTTGAGATTAATTACTGATGCAACCCTCACCTCGCTTCAGTTCGATCCGAGTGGGCTTACGGTAACTTGAAATGGCGATCAACAAAAAACCAAACGATGTAATCGTTTTTGTTTCTGAGAACGGCGGTGTGAAGCGTACCGTACTCACCACCGATGTGCAGATTGGTACACCTGTGGATGAATCGGAGTTGCAGGTAACAGGAGATCTGATACTCCGCACTCGTCCCGTCTCGATCGCACCGGGTGCCACGCACTCGATCGGGCGTGCATCCACGATACTAGATGTAACGATCAAACCAGGAAACGGATCCGTAACGATCTCACTTCCAGCCTCACCTCGTGAAGGAACCCTGTATTACATCAAAGATTCAGCAGGCAGGTGTTCTACGAACAACATCATGCTTCAATCATCGAAGAGCGGAGTTTTAATTGATGGATCGACAACAAAAGTTCTATCTAACAATTATGATGCAGTAGGAATCACCTGGTCTGGAGGCAGGTGGATAACTCTCTCAACAACAGGTGGTGGAGGTGGAGCTGCAGGCGCCACGGGTGCAACGGGGTCAGCCGGGCCTGCAGGACCAGCTGGAGCATCCGGAACCCCAGGATCTGCAGGTCCTACAGGCGCCACGGGACCAACTGGTGCAACCGGTCCGGTGGGTGCTACCGGAGCCACCGGACCCATCGCAGGATCTGATACTCAGGTAATATTCAACGATGGGGGAGCTCCTGCTGGATCTTCTCTCCTCACCTTCAATAAACTCACTGGTGCCCTCACAGCATCCACCTTCAGGGCAACCAACGGCTTCTCAGGATCTCTCACACGCCTCGCGGACGGCACTTCCTATCTCATTGCCGGCAACAACATCGGCATATCCTCGGCATCGAACGGATCCGTAACAATCTCCACGAACGCAACTGCGAACTCCGATTTCTTCTTCTCCACCACCGCCGGCTCCATCTACACCACGGGCTCCGCCGCATTCATAGGAAATCAAGTGGGAATCGATTCTCCTTTCGATGTGGGTGCGAGCGTGAACTTCTACGTTTCAGGAACGCGAACCTCCACGGGAGCCGATGATCCCTCGATAGTTTTCGGTGGAGATACGTTCATCTCCGGTGCCTTCGGGGTATCCGATTACATCCAGATGAAGCCGGTTGGTAACCTCAGGATACCCACGAACACATCGGCATCGTACATCTACACATCGGGCTCCACCAACGATCTCTACTACACCCAGTACCAACCCGGCACGGGATTCACCAACACCGTTAGAATGAGGTGGTTTGAAGGTTCCCTCTCCACGGGCCTCCTGCACGGTGGTGTTCTCTCCACTGCGAACGGTTCCACTTCATTCTCAATCACTTCGGGCAGCGGCCTCGTGGTGGATTACAACGCCTCCACCAC